GTGTCTTTTACTGTTTCATACAGTCTTTCCCCTAAATCAATTGCAAAGTTACGATTAGAAATAAGTTTTTTTATGTTTTTATTCCAATCACTATGATTTCTATTTTCATCAACTAACAAGGCGTTTCCGTCAGTAAATTCACCGTTTTTCAATGCGTGTTTTAAGTCAATAGTATATGGACCGACATTAGATGCGATTAACGCTTTTTTATAAAATCATGCCTCAATAACCTTTAGTTGAGATTTAACCCTATTAAAAATATGATTTTTAATTGGAGCCAAAGAAACATCAAACTTTGAATAGTTTTTAGCGTATGATTGTACAGGTCTTGTCCAAACTCGAACATATGGTTGGTCATACATGTTAGGAAAATCTTCTTCCTTATATTTTCTAAGGAATGTTCTATAATCTTCTGTTATCCCTCTAAAGTTTGAAGTTATGATTTCTTCATATTTGTTCCAAACAGTCTCTTCAGGTTTTATTGGTCTTTGTTTTTGTTCTTTTGTTTGTGGGTTTACTTCGGTCACAGTACCTCTTGTGTCAAATCCACACAAATAAAATTGGATTTGATTTCTATCTAAGTCATCTAATTTAACTAAAGATTGGTCTAATAACATTAAATCGTGTAAGTGAGACGAACCACCTAACCATCCAATTCTTAACCTTTCACTAGGTAATGTAGGTTCTTTAAATTGGGATTCATTCGGGTCAATCGCATTTGGAAAAATCTCAACATTAGAATTCAATTTTTTAATTTCATTTGCAAAAATTGAAGTAGTTGTAGTTACATAAGACGCATGTCTCAAGTTCTCCATAATTTTTTCATTTATCTTATTAACTTTAACTAAATTATGGATAGGATGCTCAACTCCAGGTAACCAATAATCATCAATATCAATAATCACAACAATTCCTTGTGATTTTAACCAATCAACAATTTTTGGGGTGTTTTCATAGTTTGCACCAATGTTTCTATGTATGTGTACTATTTGATATTTTTTCCAATAATTAGGTCCTTCGTTGAATTTTGGTTCATATTCAATGTCTACGTGAAAATCGTCAGGATATAATTTTTGTAAAAAAATGTGTGGGTCTACAGACCTAAATTTACCGACACCTGTTTTATCTGAGGGAATTACTAATACGTTAATTTTTGCCATTCTTAATATTTTTTAATAAAGAATAACAAAAAAAATACTATAAAGAAAGCTGTTTTATTTAACTTTTTTGATTTTTGAAATTTTACCTTCAAAAACGTGTTGTCCCACTTTTATTAAAATATTTTCATTCGCCTTTGACGCAGATTCTAATAATAACCCATTTTCTCTTAAAACTTCTTCAACAACTTCTTTCATCATTTTCTTTAATTCTGAAGATTCCCCAATAGTTTGTTTTTTTGATTCGATTTGAGTCTCAACAGGTCTTTGAGTTCCCATCAATTTAGATGCCTTTTCAATCAATTCGTCTGAAAGTACAGGTCCTCCACCCATTAAAGGACTCACAGGAGCAATTGGATTTTCAATCATTAATTTTTTAATCTCATCAGGTAATTTAGAATTTAGAATTCTGTCTTTTGTTGGTAATTGAGGATTGTTATTAATGGTTTTTGTTTCTGAAACAAGTTCTTGTGGTAAATTATATTTAGCATTAGGGGTTTCAAAAGATTGTAATTCAGGTGATGATATGTTTATACTCTCACCCCCATTACTTCCTCGTTTAATTCCGTTATGTTTGTCCATTATGGCTTTGGATATCGCCAATTTTTCCATTAAATTATTCATATTATGCTACGTTTTGTTCTGGTTGGTCATTAAACTTTGCGTTTAAAATAACACTAGCCATTGTTTTATCTCCATTAAAATTATAGTCAGGTCTTGGTTCATTGTAAATTTCACCGGTAGGTTTAAATGATACAATTTTATCAACTCGGAATATCCTCCATCCCGGCAAAGGTTGTTCTCCTTTATAATCGGTATGAGACGCGCCTTCCATATCCCAAGCTCGTAATATTTTATTGTTTGCCTTACTTATTCCTAAACAAACAGGTTCAATTTCTCTCAGACCTTTACCACCTGGCTCATCGCCATCATAGTATATTACAACTCTTTTCCTTTTTTTTATTGCATCAACAATGTCTTGCTGAGCGTATTGCTCAGAAATAATAGTTTTGATTGTTGATAACAGTTTTAATTTCATTAAAAATCAGGATAGGTTTTGCTTGAGTTATATTTGTTAATTACAACTTCTTTTTTTCTTTCAATATTGTCAGTTAATCCTCCTGCAATATCATTATAAACATCTAAATCTCCTCCTGTCCCCTTTCCTTGCTCATCACCTGTAGCGAGAGCGTCTGGGTTAGTTGCTGAATATAGATTTGTTGTGTTATAATCGTTTCTAGGGAACAACTTCCTTCTTTCTTGTTCCGCAACTGAAGATAACGTGTTTTGTTCGTTTTGTGCTAAATCAATTGGTTCTTGTTGTGGCATAATTAAATTATTTTTGATATTATTTCATTTATCCTTTTTAAGGTTTCGTTAATTCTAATTTCGTCATTGTGTCTATGATGACTTTTACTTGGTCTATTTAAATTGGACACATTGTCTTTTTTATGTTGTTTTATATAAACATTGGACACTCCAGCTTCATGTTTAGCCTTATTGGAAGTGTCAATTTCACCTCTTTTTGATTTTAACATTCCATCGACCCAACTATAAAACGAATCTCCGCCTAATTTGTCTTTTTCTCCGTTCTCCATCCTATTCTTAATTTTTTTTAAATTAGAATAAGATATTGTTTTTGTGGACAATAGATTATCAATAGTCTCTTCTCCCGCATATTTTTTTAAATTTTCAAATTGCGGATTTGGGATTTGATATTGATTTCCGTATAAATTACTGTTCACTTTTTAAAAGTTTAATTAGTTGATTTATTGTTATTCCTTCTTTTTCGGCCATCTTCTTTAAAGAATCTATATTCTTTTTTATTATTTTACTCGAAGCTTTAGCTCTCTCCTCAATTTCAGATTCTTTATTTTTTTTGTTCAATAAAATATCCTCAACCATCTTTATCATTTTCTCTCTTTCTATTTCAGAAATAGTCATTCTATCAATAAAACCTTTTTTATTTCTAATTGATTTTGGAGCTTTCTGAGTCCTTTGTCCTGAAGGGTCTTTTCCAAATTGTTTTGTTCTTTCTTTTGCTTCATCGGAATTCATACCCATCTGTTTAACAAGATAGTTATATGTTTTTTTACCATCCATGTCTTTAGTTTCTTCATATCCAAAAGCATCTGAATAATCTACTTCATTTACAACATCACTATCTTCTTCAGTAGATTCTCCATAATATTTTCTATATCCTCTTGTTACAGGATTATTGGTCATTCTTCCCATAACAACAGTTTGGTCAGTTGTTTTTTTAGGAGTTAATCCCATGTTTAAAAATGGAATTTTTGAATTTGTTAAAGTTCCGTCATAATCAATTAACTCATCAATTTCACCTTTTTCTTTATCAGTAGAAATTGATTTGAAATATTTTTTTATTTGTTCTTTGGTCTTTAATTTTTTATTTTTTATAATGTCGCCAATACCTTTTTTAATCTTTTCAGTTTGCGATTTATCAAAATCTAACTTATCATCTTTTTTTCTAGATTCTGTTAAATTTTGGGCAATTGAGTAGTATAGGGACACTCTATCACTTTTTTCTGTTAGAAAAAAATAATAGGGATTAAAAAAATATTCTTTATCTAGCTGAATCATATTTCTTTTTACATATAAATACTGCGATACAAGGTATTTATCATTGTAATATGTCGTACCAAAATATAAATCAATATAATTTTAAAAAATTGTACCTACTTAATAGGTCTGAAATCCAAGATTTTTGTTTGGCTTCAGATGAGAGGGATTACAATCAAGATGTTATTTTTTCTCCATACATTATAGGAATTAACGATGGTAATGTTTTACCATTTAGTTTTGACTTAAATAATTCTGGTAGTAGTGAACTTTTTGTTCTTAATTATGGTGATTATAACTTTGACAATAACTTAGTTTCATTAAATTATTATAACCCAGAGAACAAAGATTTAACTTGTTTTTCATCAGAAACTATTTGTGACATAGGTCTAACAGGAATTGATAATGGATTGGTTACTGAAATGACCGCCCAAACAATAACCGTAACCAATGGGTTATTACCCGATTCTCAAAAATTTAATAGACTTGATTTTGATAGACGTTTAAAACTTCATCAAGTAACAGGGTTTACCCAAAGTCCAAATATAAGATTTTCAGGATTACCAAATGATATTGCATATGAAGTAGTATCTAAATTAGACCCTAAAGTTGGTGTGTACCATGAATTATACGGTGGATTCTACCAAGGATTTTATAAATTATTTGGATATGATTATGAAATATTCCCAAGTAGAGTTAATAAAGGTTGGTCTGTAGAATTACTATTAAAACCAAGACTTGTTGATGAATATACACCCCCTCCTGGAAAAATAACTTTAAACGAATTATATCCGAATAATAAGGATATGTTTTTTTATTTTGGGACACGAGCAGAAAATAAGTTTTATCATCACGCTGACGGGTCACCGACAGGAGATACGGGATATACAAGAGTTACATCAGGGTTAACTTGTTTAGAAACATGTGCATGTTGTAATTCAGGAGTCACAAATTCAAGATGTATATACGCGTACCCTCCAAGGTCGGTTAATGATATTCATGATAGTCATATTAATTACGCATGTAATGTATGTGGAGGAAGTAAATCGGTTACTGCTGACACATCAACTTGTTGTACTTGTGAATGTCAAGAAGTTGCAACTTGTGGGTGGGAATGTCAAATTCACTCTTGTATTCCAAAAGCGCCAAACTGCGACATAGGAATTGTCGAGTCTTTAACAACTCCTACACCAACTGCAACACCTGTACCAACCCCAACCCCAACTCCGGTTGTTGCTTCATGTAATACTTGTAACACTGCGACTTGCGATACTTGTGACACATGTGATTCAACAGAGACAACCTCAATAGAAAACACTTGTGAATCTGACCCTCTTTTTGATTCAATGTCAAATGTGATATCATTAAAACTTTGCGGTGAACCTGGTAATCCTCAAATTGGTATTAGAATTTTAAGATTCACGGGTGATTGTGTAACTACGGGTAGTTGTGAAACAACAGGAATCACATATCAAACAGGATATACTATAGATGAATACTGTAGCCCTCCAATATATCCTTGTGAAACCGAAAATCCTGGGTTTCTTGAATTAGAACATTGGTTTTTAATTGATATTGTTTGGGAACGATATACTTGGTTTGATACATGTGATTTATACTATAGAGGTGGTTTAGGTGATATAACTGAATTAGTTTATTTGGATTCTTTGGCTAACAATTCTGTTGAGTTGATAACTCCTCCAATTTCTCACGGGTGTTCTACTGCAACTCAAATAGAGTTAATTAATTTAAATGAAAAATGGTTAAGGGATAAAGATTATAGAAAAGGCACACTTAAAATTTATATAAACGGTAGAATTTTCTACAAAGTAGAAAATGTTGAAGAAATAATTCCAAGAGCATTAAGTACTGATAAGGAAAAACAAGTTGGAGTTCCTTTTAACGTTTCTTGGGGTGGAGGTAGTCAGGGGTTACACAATAATTTAACCTTTATTGAATGTCCTACAACATTGACAGGTAATACCTACCAACAAGACCCTGAATTATTTCCAAATAATATTTTAAGTGGAACATCTCTTTCGGCTTTAACAACAAACATACAAATTGAACAAAATTTTGCAGGAACATTTGACGGAGGAATATCTCAATTTAGAATGTACACAATTCCATTAGGTGCGGATGTAATCAAACACAATTATCAAATATTAAAAGATACTTTTGATTTATTTAGTTACGATTGTCCTAATTGTGATACTCCTGTACCTACCGCAACTCCACTACCAACCCCTACTCCAACAGAAATACCAAGTTGCGACATTACTTATGAGGCGTTAACTTATACAACATACCAATTTAGGTATTTGAAAAATGGTTTATCGTTCTCAGGTAATGGATATTCGGATTCTATTGGTAGTTCATTTACACCTAACGGAATTTCAGGATTTACTTTCAGTGATATTGATTTGGATGGAAATCAATTATCGACAATACTACAATTTGCAGATTCAACTTCAGTGTTTACTTTAAGTGGTATCACTAATACTGGTAGTACGGGATATTATAGATTAAACAATCCAATTGATAGTTCTCAAATTATCCCATATCAATATTGTACTTTAAACTCGTCTGACTTTGACTTTAATAACGGACAAGGTTTATTTGAATATGGCGAATTTTATATATTAACAATATTAATTGCCGAAACTCCATCTTCACTATCTAACCTTTTAGGTAGACAGTTTTCCGTTGATACGAGAGATAAAAATTATTTAATAACAAATAAGTTTAACGTATCCACACCAATAGTTACTTCAAGATATTGGCAAGATAATATTTGGAACGGAAATCAAGGAAGTACACCAATGTGTGTTGGATATGCTTGGGCTCATTGGATTGAGGATGGACCTATAACTCATAACGGTATTCATCCAGTTGTTTCTCCTGTAATAATATATAAAGAAGCTCAAAAAATTGATGAATGGCCTGGAGAAAATTATGCTGGAACATCAGTAAGAGCGGGTGCAAAATATTTAAAAAATATAAATAAAATCGCGTCATATTATTGGGCATATGATGTTAATACATTGGCGAACACAGTTTTAAATGTAGGACCCGTTGTTGTAGGTACAAATTGGTATTACGGAATGTTTTATCCAAATAGCAAGGGTATTATAACAGTATCGGGTAGATATGCTGGTGGACATGCATACGTAATAAATGGAGTGGATTTAAAAACTAAATTATTTAGAATAAAAAATAGTTGGGGGTTAAGCTGGGGATTACAGGGTCATGCGTTTATTTCGTTTGACAATATGTCTAGACTTATTAGAGAAAATGGTGAGGTTTGTTTAGCCGTAGAAAATAATTTTTAAAGATGAACATAATAAGATTAAGTAGTGGAAATTATGATGGGCAAGTTGCCATTATAACTTATTATCCGACAACAGGTGGTACTATAACAATAGGAAGTGTTATGCTACCATATGATTATATTGCTGATTATTATGCCGGCACATATTCTTTATATTTTCCTGTTTATAATTTTACATGTGAATTAATTGTTACACCACCACCTACGCCTACTGAAACTCCTACTCCGACAACTTCACCAACACCTACTCCTACTCCTACTGAAACTCCTATACCTACCCCTACACCTACATTCTATTGTCCTCCAATACCTACGAAAGTACCTTATATTCCTCCAACTCCTACTCCAAGCTCTACTCTCCCTTGCGCTCCAACTCCAACACAAACACCAACTCCTACAACTTCTCCAACTCCCACAACTTCTCCAACCCAAACACCAACTCCAACTCAAACAGAAACTCCTACCTCAACTCCGACTTCAACTCCTACCTCAACTCCGACTTCAACACCTGTTCCAATATTGTGTGTTCCATTTACTTTTACAGGTATTGATTCCACAATAGTTGGGTATTCCGCAACTGCGAATAATGGTGGGTGGGTTTCATCTGCATATTCATTAGAAACATATACAACTCCAATTTCAGTTACGTTTAGTATTTTTAATTTAGGGTCGTATTTCATGGGTGGATTTGCGTATAACCCTACTAACACTTATACAAGTATATCTTTTGGGTTTTATATACAGCCTAATTTCTTAGAAATTTACGAAAATGGTAATCAGGTTCATATTATCGGTGCTACAACTGTGGCAATCAGTGATGTATTTAAAGTAGAATATGATGGAACAAATGTTAATTATTATTATAATGGAGTTTTAGTATATACTTCGTTAAATTCTGTAACAAATCCAATTCATCTATTCTTCCCATTATTAAATGTAGGTGGAGGAGTTACTGATGTTTGTCTTGACATTGTTCCTACCCCTACCCCTACTGAAACTCCGACTCCGACTCCTACAGAAATTCCTTGTTTATGTTGGACGTTTGAAGGAGGTAAAATATCAACTACTGTTTGGACTTATACTGATTGTAATTCAATACCTCAAACAATAAGTGTTGTTATTGGTACTACACAGTACGCATGTGCGATTGACACACCTGTTCTTGCTTCAGGAGACGGTACGGCTCTTTCAAAAGGTCCTTGTATCGGGGGAGTTTGTCCTGATACACCAACTCCAACAGTTGCCCCAACATCAACTCCAACACCTGAACCAACCGCGACAGGTCCGACTCCAACACCTACAGAAACTCCAACCTCAACACCGACCCAAACACCAACTCCAACATTGGCTTGTTTATGCTATACTATAACAGGAACCAGTCTATGTTCGTCAGCGGAGTGGCTAGATTGTCAAGGAAATCCTCAATCGGCACCTATTCCTAATACAGGAAAAGGAGAGCCTCCACTTGTAGTATGCGCATTACAAAACTCAATACATATTGTAGGACTTTTCCCTGGATGTTCAAGTAGTATAACAGGTGGAGTCACAATTTGTACAAATGACGGAGATTGTATCACTCCAACTGAAACTCCAACACCTACTGAAACTCCAACACCAACTCCAACAGAAGATACTAATTTCTTATTACAGGAAAATCTTTATTACATTTTACAAGAGGATGGAAATAAAATTATAATTACTTAAAATAAAATATTTATTAAAAAAAATATAAAATGCCAAATTTACCAATATCCCAATTACCATTATCCGTTTCAGGGTCTAGCGACTCTTTAATGGCGATAGTTAACTATGACCAAGAAGTCACAGGAAAAACATACTCAATTTATTTTTCATCATTAACACAACAATTTAGTGGACAATCAGGACTTAGTGGAATATCGGGAGAGACACCAACTAAAGCGTATGGCTCGTTTATTTCATTATCAGGTCAAATCGCAACGTCAACAATCGATGCATACTCAATGAGTGCAGACACTACTGTTTTATCTAGCGGGGTAACTGTTGTAGATGGATGTAAATTTACTGTTGCATCTGGAGGAACATATAATATACAATTTTCCGCACAAATAGAGTTAACTCAAGGAGGACAAACTCAAAATATAGATATTTGGTTTGAAAAAAATGCGTTTGTTGCGAATAACTATTCAAATACAAGAATCGCATTAAACTCAAATAATGGAAAACAGGTAGCTGCGTGGAACTTTGTTGAGAATTTATTAGCGGGAGAATTTATAGAAATAAAATGGAGTGTTGATGATATTCATCTTGAGTTAGTAGCTGAGGGTAGTTCATTAAATCCTATACGACCATCAATACCATCTGTTATTGTAACTGTTACCCAAGTTTAAATAAAATACATCATACTAACATGTCAATATGTCTTCAGTTATAATAAACACAAATAATTATAGTGGAAAAAATGCTAACATAACATTTTATCCACAGACTGGAGGCACTGTAAATGTTGGGTTAGTAACTTTACCTTACACATATACATCTGATTATATATACGGGTTATATGTTTTATTTTTTCCTGAATATGGCACTAGTTGCCAGATTCGTTTTACCCCTACACCTCCATCAAATGACTTAACTTATATATTAATTCCTGATAACGATTTTTATTATCAATTATTATTACCAAACCCAATTAATGATTTAACGTTTAATATAATCCCTAACAATGATTTTTATTACAACATATTAATACCAAATCCAATAATTAACGATTTAACGTTTAATATAATTCCTAATAATGATTTTTATTATAATGTATTAGTTCCAAATCCCATAATCGATGATTTAACTTTTACAATAATATTAAATAACGATATATACGCGTCTATTTTATATTAAAAATAAAATTAAATAAGATTTTAAAAAATAAAAAAGTTAATGATATTTATAAATAAAAAAACAAAATGGCAATAGGCGCAAGAATATTAAGTAACAATTTAAGTGGTCAAACAGCTAATGTAACCTTCTTACCAACAACAGGAGGAACAATTGACCTAGGAACTCAAACGATTCCATTTAATAACATAACATCATACCCTTATGGAGTATATCAAATATATGTACCATTATATGATTATACGTATGAATTAACAATAAATCCTCCGGCAACCAACTTAACAAGTTTTGTGTTTATTTCTAAATTAACCACAAATAATAATAATGGAGAAGCGGTATTAAACTTTAATGATTTAACTGCAGTTGTTTATGATTTAAATGTTGATAGAACCGGTTGGTACATTAGTGATATATTCCCAATAACAAATAAAGGTTATGGTCTTCATTTTAATAATGAAAATACATGTGATTTACAGTGGTTTATATTTACAGACGCCGCTGGTAATATTTTAGAAAGTTTCCAAACTAATTGTGACTGTGATTATGATTATGGACTACTTGCAGGAAAATGGACTTATTTCGCCGATTATTTTAACGGTATTTTAAAATATTTTAATGGTGCTGAAGTTTATACATTAACCGCGGATACCACATATCAATATGTATATATTGTTGATGGATGGGACGGAGTGACATCTACGGATAACGTTATCATTGGAATTGACAATTATACCGCGAATACTGTTAATTATTATACAACAAGTGGGACTGTATTAACACAAATTGGTCAAACTTATGATTATGCAAATGAAAGTGTTGGGGTAAACACATATTTTGATGGAACTTTTATACAATTTTTAAAATATAATTATTCTTTAAATGTATATGATTTATTAGAAGTATACGATGCGTCAACTGGAAATCTTTTACAATCAGTTGATTTAACTACTTTTGGAAACTTGACCAATTACAATAATTACAGATATGGTAATAATAAATTTTTAACAGTACTTTGGAATTCTTCAGATTCAAGTGTTGATTACGCAATAATACAATACAATGGTAATACTGACGTTTTAAACACAATGACACATAATAGGTTAAATTATCCTGACATCTCCGTGGATACTAATGCTAATTTATATCCTAATCCGGGTGGTTCTGACGCTTTTTCAATTGTTTTATATAATCAGCCGACAAGTAACTCAGTCGGTCCAGTTGTAGATTATTGTGATATTATATACATGTTAAGTGGGGATACAACGATACAAACATACGAATTTCAAAATAGTGGCGTTGCAGATAAAACAATAAATACCTACATGGCATTAAATGATAGTTTATTTTTCGCGTGTGATAATGGAGATGGGGAATTGTCAATATTGAGTATAACAAGTTCAGGAATTACTTATAATAGTACTAATTTATTAATGTCTAATTCTCCATATATATCAACAATGGCGACATGTGGTAATAAATTTGTTGGGTCATTTTTTGATGAAACCTCGACTTATACATCAATGAGCTTAATTCATATTTTAGAAGATGGTACATTAGGTGAAGTTGTTAATGGAATAGGTCTTACCTCGTCATATTCAAGACAAGAATCATACGCTGGAGATGTCTATTTGTTTAGAAATTACAGTGGAGATTCTTATGTTATTAATAATACCTCAAGTTCTTTCCAAACAGGTATTTTTAGTGGAACTAATTATAATTGGACTTATTATCCAACTTATATTTTTAGACCTAATTTTAAAGTTCCAGGATTAATGTTAATTGCTGATTATACATCTAAAGAATATAGAATTTTATCTTCTTCAGGTATAACTAGCTTACAAACAATGCCGGGCAATACAGACTTTGATTTTAGACTTGGAGATAGTAAATTTTTATTTACGTTTGTTGACGATATTAGTGGATTAACAAATTATTATCTATATGATTTAGATATTAACTTAATCAATAGCGCAACGACAGAGTTTTCAAGCTATGATAGTAACCAGTCATGTGGAGACAATTTTGTTGGTATAATAAATGAAAATAACAAATACTACATAAACTTAATATCTGACACTACCATAGAGTCAGTAGAATTGACCGATTATGATTCTTACTATACATTTAATGATTATGTTTGGTGGGATTAAAATTAAAAATAAAAAACTAAAAATATGATGAAAGAAATAGAAATTAAAGTACAAAAAAGCACTACGAAAACAGTGTTAAGTCAATACTCAACTAACTTTAATATAACAGATACTACTAAAGTTTCAGATATTAAATCAGAAATAAAAAACAAAATACAATATCCAAATGAAGTGTTAAGTGAAATTGTTTATATTAAAAACAAAGAAATGAAAGATGATGATTTAGTTAATGTAGATAGTAAAATAGAATACGTTTTAACTTTAAAATAAAAAAACAAATCCCTCTCAAAAAGAGGGATTTTTATTTATATTAGATTTTTTTTTATTATTTTATAGACATAAAATAATGTCTATGAAAATTTTTATTCAAATAGCGTCGTATAGAGACCCACAATTAATTCCAACAATAAAAGATGCGTTAGAACAATCAAAAAATCCAAATAATTTGGTCTTTTCAATTGCGAGACAATTTAATCCTGATGATAAATTTGATGATTTATCTGAATATGAAAATGATAAAAGATTTAGAATTTTAAATATACCACACCAAGATTCTTTGGGTGTTTGTTGGGCAAGAAACTTGACTCAACAATTATATGATGGGGAAGAGTATACAATGCAAATTGATTCTCATATGAGGTTTGAAAAAGATTGGGACGAGACTTTAATTGAGATGATTAAACATCTACAAAATAAAGGATATAAAAAACCATTGTTAACAAGTTATGTGTCTTCTTTTGACCCTGATAATGACCCAAAAGGGAGAGTTTCTGTTCCTTGGAGAATGGCGTTTGATAGATTCATTCCTGAAGGAGCGGTGTTCTTTTTACCCGAAACAATTCCTGGATGGCAAGAATTAACTGAACCAATAACATCAAGATTTTATTCGGCTCATTTTTGTTTTACTTTAGGCCAATTTGCTAAAGAAGTTCAACACGACCCTGAATTTTATTTTCATGGAGAAGAGATTTCGATTGCTGCAAGAGCGTATACTCATGGGTATGATTTATTCCATCCACATAAAATTGTAGTGTATCATGAATATACAAGAAAAGGAAGAACTAAACAGTGGGATGACGACAAGACATGGGGAGAAAAAAACAAAAACTCTCATTTAAAAAATAGAAAATTGTTCAGTATGGATGGTGAAGTATACAATCCCGAAGAATTTGGACAATTTGGTTTTGGTAGTGAAAGAACACTAAGAGATTACGAAAAATATGCGGGGCTATTATTTAGCCAAAGAGCGGTACAGCAATATACATTAGATAAAAAGTATCCTCCAAATCCGTATGACTATAATTCCGAAGAAGAATGGATGAATAGTTTTGCAAAAATATTTAAACACTGTATTGATGTTTCATTTAATCAAGTTCCATTACAAGATTATGATTTTTGGGCAGTGGCTTTCCACAAAGAAAATGGTGAAACATTATTTAGAAAAGATGTGGACAAATCAGAAATTGCAAGAATGAAAAACGATAGAGACGGATATTGTAAAATTTGGAGAGAATTCCAAACCGCAGAAAAACCCGCATATTGGATAGTTTGGCCACATTCGGAATCAAAAGGATGGTGTGATAAAATAGAAGGAAGATTATAATATGGAATTAAAAGTTGTTATATGTCATTTTAAGGAAAATTTAGATTGGGTTTCAGAACTAAAACACCCCTATGTTGTTTATAATAAAAATCCAAAAAATGCTCATAAATTTGAGAATAACTTACCAAATGTTGGATTTGATACTATTGTTTATCTTACATATATTATAGAAAATTATTATAATTTACCTGATTATATTTGTTTTTCACAAGATGACCCTTTTTATCATTGTCCTAACTTTATAAAAAGAGTTAATGAATTTAATTTTGAGAAAGATTTTTATCCGTTAGGTATTACTTATGTTAGAGACGTTGAGCATATTTTAAAACAAACTATTAATTATGCGGAAGAAAATCAAATAACATATAAATTACCTATAAAATTTATAAATTCCGCTCAGTGTATAGTTTCCAAAAACTTAATTTTAAAAAATGGAATAGGTTTTTATGAAAAAATAAGAGAGACTTTACCAAAAAATGAAATAATAAATAACACAAATTATTTGGTCGAATACTTATGGCCAACAATATTAAATTTCAACGAAGAGTTGGAAATCTCAAGACATAACTGTTAAAAATGAAAAAAGCATTATTAGGACTATCTAACAACATAAAAGATAATTTTTCTAAAATTTTGGTTTGGTCTAAAAGTTTTAAAAAATATTCTGAAGGAGAGGTTATTTTATTGTGTGCAAATGCCACACAAGATGAAATCTCTATGTGTGAATCAATTGGTATTACAACTGTTCCTGTTGTGATAAACAACACTTGGTTTATAAACCATAAAAGAATTGAAAGGACTTTTGAGTTTTTAAACGAATCAGAAATAGATTTATTTTTAATTACGGATGTATTTGATGTTGTTTTCCAGGGAGACCCATTTGAAAAGTGGGACTTAAATTATGATATTTTTGTAAGTGGAGAAGGTGTTTTAGTTGGGGATGAGCCGTGGAATACTGATAATATTTCAAAAATATTTCCATCTGAAATTCAAAAATGTAGACCAAATGAAGTTATTTGTTCAGGAGTCATCGGAGGTAAAAGGACTTCTCTTATACCTCTGTATAAAAGAATTTTTGAGTTATGTGAAAAAGGTAGTGATAATCATAATATAAAAGACCAAGCGGCACTTATAGTTATGATTGCAAATAATGAAATACCTAACATAAAGATTTTTAATTTAGACGAAGCTTGGGCGATGCATTGCGCAGTTGCAGGTCCTACACCATTTTTTGACGGATGGGGGTTTAGAGGTAAATTAAAGTATGGTATTCCATATATGGAAGGTAATGTTGTATATACTAAACAAGGTATTAAATATGATATTGTACATCAATTTAATAGAGTCCCATCGTGGAATGATGTTTTAATTAAAGATTATGTATAAAAATTGTTACGGAATTTGTTTTACTCCTGAAACCTATACTTCTTATATAGGTTGGTGGACTTATTTTAAAAATAAAGAAGATGTTTTTTACATTGTAGATAACTCTAAAAATAAACCAATAAATTATAATGCTTTCTTATATACTGAAAACGATATAAGAAATAACTTTAATTTTAAAAAAGATGTTAGTCGGGGTCACTATTGGAATCACGCAGGTAATAGAAATATTATTTGGTTTTATGCGTATCTTAGAATGATTAACTTTTATATTGCTAACCCAAATTATGAATATTATTGGTTTTTTGATGATGACGTTTCTTGTGATAATTGGGACGAATTTTTAAATGGATTTCAAAATGACGATTCTGATTTTCTTAGTTATTTTTTATTTAAAAATTCAAATGTGGAAGGATATCCTGAAATACCTAAAGCTGACCATAGGATGCACTCAAAAGGTCTTTGGTTCCAAAGATTTCCTGGTCATGGTGACGAATTATCCCCTGAAATAAAAGATTATTTTGGTTCTTTTTTTGCAATTGTTAGGTATTCTAATAAAGCAATGCAAGAGTTAGTAAACATTACTAAAAATGGATTTTCAGGATATGGAGAAGGGTTTGTTCCAAGTTATTTGGCAAGTCGTAATTTAAAAATGAATACAATATTTAATCCTGATAATACTTCAAATTATTTCAATCAAAAAATTGCAAACATTAAACATAAAAATCAATTAATAACTTGGGAATGGCTGTAAATAATCCTGTAATTGTAATGGCTCTCTATGATATAGGAAGAGAGAATTGGTCTAATTTTAGAATGTCATATCACACATATCTTTGGTGGATGAGAAATACATTATCTTTAGACGCAAACATTGTGGTTTATACCGAAACAAAATTTATAAATGACATTAAAAACCATCGAAAAGAGTTTGACCCTGATTTCTCAAAGACAATAATAGTTGATGTTCCTTTGAATGAATTAGATATGTATAAAAAGTATAATGATTCATTATGTGAATTAATGGGAGCTGCTGATTTTAAAAGTAAAGTAAGTTTTCATGATGTCCCTGAAATGTGTCAACCACTCTATAATATTATAATGTTTAATAAAGTTTTCTTTTTAAAAGATACTATAGAAAAAAAATATTTTAATAACGATATGGTTATTTGGGCGGACGCTGGCGGATTACGAGAAGATGTTAAAAATTACGCTTTGGCTAAATGGCCTAATATGGAAAAGATATCACAATTAGATTTAAATAAAATTACGTTTTTTAGTCATAATAAACATTTTGGTGTTAATGATAGACAGTTTCATTCTTTATCACAAATCAGAAATATACAAGGAACCGCTTTCTTATTACCATCACATTTAATTGACGGATTACTTAATTTGGTTGTTGAGACAATAGACGAATCAATAAGTAATAGGTATATCGGTAGTGATGAAAAAATATTTGACATATGTTATGTTAAACAACCAGAGTTGTTTAATTTAATCAAATGTAGTTGGAGAGAGTATTTTGATATCTTCAAATAAGACACAATTTAATAAAGACGACTATTTATTATTAAAAATAATAAATGGAATTTTTTATTAAAAAAAATGCGACTTTACCTGTTTTAAAGATGCAGGTAGTTAAAGACGGTAGAAGTGATTATCATAATTTCATGGATTTTATTGAGTCATCTACAATTATTTTTTCTATGATTGATGTTGAAACGGGAATCCCTAAAATTGTATCTAAGCCAGGAGGATTTGTCGCTAAGACGTTTGTTGACCCAAACACCCCTACTGAATATTACATTTATTTCAATTTTTCAAAAAGAGACACAAATAGAGTTGGTAGATATGAAGCCCAATTCATGTTAAAAAATGAACAGGGTGATTTAATTGTACCAATAAGAGAACCATTATTTATTAACATACAAGATAGCTTTATCTCAGATACTCCTTGTTGTTAATTGACTTAAAAGACTAAAATTTCTATATTTATTGTGATAAGGCAAATGTCACTTTAAGTGGCAGCTAATATGTCACAATAATTTTATAAAAATGATTAGTCAAGAAGAAATTAAATCCTTTTTAGAAGGAAATGACCCCGAAGAATTTATAACATCTGTAGAATTTGATTATTTATCAGATTCAATTTTTAAAATAAAAGAAATACCTGGTAAGGGGAAGGTAATCCAAAAAGATAATTTTATTGCATTTGCGTGGGTTGGAGACCTCCGTGGACTGAATTTCTATTCAGATTCTAAGGCGGCACAAAAAGAAGGAATGTCTAAATATGGGATTGTAATTGAAAAATTAGAAACCAAAGGAGACCAAAGACTTGAAAACGGATTAAAGTTTTTAGTTAAATCGTTAAAAGGATATCGTTCGTTAATTCAATTTTTTAGAGATGGTGGAATAGACCCATGGTCTGAAAGGGTTAAAGATTTAATATTGATTCTTCCTCCTGTTGAACAATTTTTAATTTCGAGAGAAAAAAGATTGTTTAAAGGATATGAAGAATATAATGATATTACAAGATTTGTATTCGACTTAGAGACAACATCATTAGAACCAAAAGATGGTAGAATCTTTATGATTGGAATTAAAACCAATAAGGGATTCAAGAAGGTTATTGAGTGTTCTAATGAAGAACAAGAAAGGGCGGGAATAATTGAATTTTTTAATTTAATTGATGAATTAAAACCAAGTATTATTGGTGGATATAATTCAGCAAACTTCGATTGGTTTTGGATTTTTGAAAGATGCAAAGCGTTAAATATCGATATTAAAAAAGTTTGTAGAACTCTTAATCCTAATAAAGCGATATCCCAACATGAAAGTTTATTAAAGTTGGCTAATGAGGTTGAAAAATACAATCAGGTCTCTATTTGGGGTTATAATGTGATTGACATTATCCATTCTGTTCGTAGAGCTCAGGCCATCAATTCAAGTATTAAATCCGCAGGATTGAAGTATATTACCCAATACATTGAAGCTGAGGCGGATGACCGTGTTTATATTTCTCATGAGGATATTGGTAAAATGTACCGAGATAAAGATGAGTTTTGGCTTAATATAAAAAATGGTAAATATAAAAAAGCGTCAGACCCAAAGTTCGATAATTTAGATGAAAAGTTTCCCGGAACTTATATTAAGGTAACAGGAGATAATATTGTTGAGAGATATTTGGACGATGACTTGGAAGAAACTCTATTAGTTGATGAGGAGTTCAACCAAGGTTCATTTCTATTGGCGTCTTTAGTACCAACAACATATGAGAGAGTGTCTACTATGGGAACCGCAACATTATGGAAAATGTTGATGTTAGCATGGTCATATAAATTTAAATTGGCGATACCTGAAAAACAAAGTAAGACTGACTTTGTTGGTGGATTGTCTCGACTACTTAAGGTTGGGTATTCTAGAAACGTTTTAAAATTAGACTTTAGTTCTCTTTATCCGTCCATACAGTTGGTTCATGATGTATTTCCCGATTGTGACGTTACAGGAGGTATGAAAGCCATGTTAAAATATTTTAGAGATACTCGTATCTTATATAAAAACTTAGCAAGTCAGTATGAAAAAACCGACCCTAAAAAATCGGTATCATACGATAGAAAACAACTTCCAATTAAAATCTTCATTAACTCAATGTTTGGTGCGTTATCGGCACCACAAGTATTCGCTTGGGGAGACATGTATATGGGAGAACAAATCACTTGTACAGGTAGACAATACCTTAGAATGATGATTAAGTTTTTCATGAAAAAAGGTTATGTTCCATTAGTAATGGACACTGACGGTGTAAACTTTTCAAAACCAGATGGTGTTGAGAATAGGGTGTATATTGGAAAGGGGTTAAATTGGAAGGTTAAGAAAGATAAAGAATATAGAGGTGACGATGCCGATGTTGCTGAGTTTAATGATATTTTTATGAGAGGAGAGATGGCGTTGGATACTGACGGAACTTGGCCATCTTGTATTAATTTGGCGAGAAAGAATTATGCCGTTATGGATTCTAAAGGTAAAATCAAGTTAACTGGTAATACGATTAAATCTAAAAAATTACCTCTATATATTGAAGATTTCTTGGATAAGGGCGTAAAAATGTTACTTGAAGGTAAAGGTCAGGAGTTTGTTGAGTGGTATTATGAGTACTTGCAACTTATTTTTGATAAAAAAATACCTCTTATGAAAATCGCTCAGAGAGCAAAAGTTAAATTAACTATTGATGATTATAAATCAAGATGTAAACAAACTACTAAAGCAGGAAATCAAATGAGTAGAATGGCTCATATGGAATTGGCGATTAAACATGGTATGAACATAAATTTAGGTGATGTTATATATTATGTTAATAATGGGGCAAAAGCATCCCACGGTGATGTACAAAAGAAAGGGGATTCAATAGTTTTAAATTGTTACATTTTAGATAATAGTGAAATTGAGTCTAATCCCGAAATGACAGGTGAGTATAATATCGCAAGAGCAATCTCAACATTTAATAAAAGAATTGAACCTCTATTGGTTGTTTTTAAAGATGATGTTAGAAATTCATTATTAGTTACTGACCCTGAAAAAAGAGGATTATATACTAAAGAACAATGTGAATTAATTAACGGACATCCTTTTGAAGAATCAGACCAAGACAAATTATGGGAAGATGTTTTAATGATTTCAAAAGAAGAAATGGAGTACTGGCAAAGAAGAGGATTAAAACCTGATTATATGTATGACTTGGCTGAAAATGGTTGGGAGAGCCATTTAATTGAGCTTGAGTCCATCAGAACTCATGATGTACCAACATCCTCCACAGTATGATAATTCAATACAAGTACCTTTATCAATAAAGACTTCATCAAATTCTTCATCTATTTTACCTGAATCAGGAATGATTAATACTTTTGTTAAAGCTTTAATTGTTACATGGTCAGTAGTAACACTATCTAAAACTATTTTAGAATTATCTATGTTTTTAACAACAATAAAGTCTTCACCTTTTGTTTTATAACTTGATTCAGATATTATAACATTTTGGGAAGTTTTTATTAAATTTCCATTTACTATTTTCTCTGAAGGTATACTTCGTACTATCGGCATAAAAATTAAATTACATATATTTGACGAGGAAATGCTCTATACTTCATTGCCTTATTAAGGTTTTCAGCGGTTAACGCCTCTTTTTCCATCATTTTTTCAGGTCTCATTCTCTCAAGTCTAGCAGATAATTCAGTGTATAACTTATCTTTTTCATCTTTGGCTTCAGTGAGTAAAGATTGATAATCCATTGTTAACTCTGAATCAGGTGTTTTTAAATTTCCACTATATTTCCCCCTAACTCTTGCTAAAGTTTCTTTACATAACGCAATAAACCATCTTCTAACCCATTGTTGGGATGGATTATTTAAATCAACCCAATCAATAGAATCTAAAGGAACGTCAGATGGTAATTTGATAATATCAGGATTGTCTTTTAAACATTGGTCTCTGTCTGCACCTTCAGTATCATAATACCAATACCAAACTTTTCCCTGATAAAAGTTAGAATTCCCAAAATCAAATTTACCTCCAGGTGTATTCATTAAATGAACTAATTTTTTACCATCAGGTAATGCAGTTATTCTATATGTTAAATCTGAAGCAATTATTCTTCTTTGGATATTAATTTCTTGCATTCTGAGTAACATATCAAATGCTGGCATTAAAAAGTATGAACCACTATAACCGATTTGTGAATATCCTCCAGGACCTCCTAATCCGGGTCCTCCCATAACTCCAAAAGACCAAGGGTCAAATAAAATATTTGTTAATTCTGCAGGAGTAAACCATAGTAATTCATTTATTTCTCTATTAGCCGGAACTTCATATAATTGTTGTCCTTTTTGTAATTGAATGTAATCTTTCTTTAAAACCCAAGGTCCTCCTGCCTGTAGTCCAACTATTTTAGAATACGCATAACTATATCTTGTTTCGTAATCTAAACTTCTTGTAATAAACGCCTTTGTTAATGATTGTTCATCTAAATTTAGATTTTGTAATGCAGACCATTGAGATTCGATTAACCAATCTTGAATGTATTGGGAGTAATCCCCAATAGCAAATTCAAGTAAAGAGTCCATCATTTCGTCCTCTAATTCAACACCTCTTATTGGAGCACCTAACAGGTGTCTTATTCTGGTGTAAAGTTTTGTTCTTTCAGGTTCTGCGATTATTCCCATATCATATTTTCTGATAAATATTTGTTACAATCAATTAATTCAATTGGTTCTTTCGCAAATAAATCATAAGCTAAATAATTTGATGGTATAATATAATTTCCTTGATTTATTCTAACGTTTTTTGAATTAAAAATTTTCACGTTTTTAGTTTTTACATTAACAAAAATTAATAAATCCACAGTTTTGTAGGCCTTTGTACTAGATGCCCCTTCAACTATATAATATTCTTCAGTGTCAAATTCTTTTTTATATGCGTTTGTGAAAGGTTTTATTTGAGCCTTTAAACGTTTTCCTTCAATATTAAGAATGGCATCAATTCCTGAATACATATCATTACTAATTCCACCTCCTGATTTTATTTCACAAGTATTTGCACCCAAAATTTGATTTATAATTTGTTCTGACGCTTGTTCGTTTCTCTTACCTAAACAATCTGATTTTTTTAATACTCTTCCTATTTTATTTAAAGTTATTGATTGTTCGCCTCTTTTAAAAATTGTTGCTCTTAAACCATCTAAAACCGAAAAGAATCTTCTTAATTCCAATAGATTTTTTTTAGGGTCATCTCCATACTCGATTATTTTTTGGTTTGTACTTTTTAGATATTGATTAATATCTTTGTGAATAATACAAAACGCAACATAAGACGATGTTAAGTTCATTAAAAGTGACCTAACATTTTCTTTAGTATATAATCCGGCCTCATGTCCTTGAAATAATTGATTTCTTTCTTTCCAATTTTCAGGATACGATTTTCTCAAAACATCCATCCATCCTGCAGTATATTCTTTTATAAATTCCCCATACTCTTTTGATTTTTCTAATAAATTTGTTGGGGGGAACAATAATCTTTTAAATAATTTTGTTTCTTCAGAAGAACAACTTTGGGATTCATTTTGTTGTTCAATTAAAAGAAAGTCATTATTATCTCTCATTAATTGTTCTAAAACAACTTCTTCCGTTAACTTTGTTTCCACTTTCATTAAATAAAGTTTCTCAACAAACTCCCAGTTAACCGCATCCCAAAAATTCTTAATATATTCATCTCTTTTGTTTCGATACTTCAAATAATAAGCGTGTTCCCATAAATCCAATCCTAAAATTGGGTATCCCCCATCTTTAACATCATTCATTAATGGATTATCTTGATTTGGAGTCGAAACAATTTTTAATGAATTGTTTTTAGTTATTACTAACCAACACCATCCCGACCCAAATCTTTCTTTACACTCTTCTTCAAATTTTTTCTTAAATGCGGGAACTCCTCCAAATACACTTTCAATTTTTCTTAAGAGTTGACCTTTAGGTTTTTGTGGTTTTGGAGATAACATCTTCCAAAAAAGAGCGTGATTGTAAGCTCCACCGGCATTATTTCTTATTGTTTTATTAAATCTACTTATCGATTTAACAATTTGTTCCAAATCTAAATCACCAAATTTTCTCTTATTTAGGGCGGTGTTTAGTTTCTCAACATAACCCTTATAATGTTTATTATAATGGTAGTCCATTGTTTCAGGGTCAATAAATCTTTTTAGGGATGCAAACGAATAAGGTAATTTTTCAATACCAATTCGTTTCATTTCAGAAAGAAAAAATTTTTGGGTAGTCTTAGATTCTGATTTAATAATTTCTTTTTCTATTCTTTCAATTTTGTTTACTAGATTTTTCATACTATAGGCTTTATAGTATATAAATAATCCAAATAGTTAAATTATACACCTTTATTTATATAATTTAGTATTTCTTCAGCAAAATCTGACTTATCCATAGAATCTCCCATAACGGTTCCTATTATAAGTTTTTTCTTTGAAAGAATGTCATATATTGCCCCTTCAATAGTATTTTCAAAAATAGGGTAATATACTGAAACATTTGAATTTTGACCATATCTATACGCTCTGTCTTCCGCTTGACTATGGTCTGAAGGAACAAAAGACAAGTCATTCATGATTACCGCCTGAGCAGCAGTTAATGTTAATCCAACTCCTGCCGCTTTTATATTCCCAACAAAAACTTTAATTTTTTCATCATCCTGAAACCTATCTACTGAGTTTTGTCTTGCAATTTTAGAAGAACTTCCGTCAACAAACACACATTGTTTACCAAAATGCTCAACAATCCTTTCTAATGAATCAGTAAAATTTGTAAAAATAATAACTTTTTTACCTTGTTCTACAATATTTTCCGCCAATTCAATTGTACTAAATATTTTTTCTGTGGCAATTATTTGTCTTACTTTTGTCAACTTGGAAAATTGTAGGGTTAAAGACGACGATTCTTCTTTTTTTGTTCGATACCAATCATAGTATTCTCCCATCAGTTCTTCATACAATCTTGATTTCAGTCTAAGATATACGGGGGTAATAATTTTATCAGGTAAGTCTAAAACATCTTCTTTTAATCTTCTTAAGATTTGTTTAGAAGTTCTATCTCTTAATTCATCTAAATTAGACGCACCATTTACGTTCCAAACCTTTCTATTTCCACCAACTCTAAATTGATATCCTTCACAATATCTTATTGCGTAAGCCATCCAATTTTGGGCCACAGGAGATTCAATTAGATTTAATAAATTATAATAATTAATCGGTCTTGATGTCATTGGAGTTCCTGTTAACAACCAAAGTCTATCAGTTCTTTTTGCAAAACTATTAACTAGTTTTGTCCTCTGGGCTTGGGCATTCTGTAAATAATGGGCTTCATCAATAATGATTAAATCAAAATTAACTTTATATATTAAACTTTCTTCTCTGTTTTTAATATCATAAAAGTTTTTGATAATATCATAATTAACAATTACAAAATCGTGGTCTTCTGAAAAATTTTTACCTTCACAAATATAAACGGACCTATTGGTATAATTTTGTATTTCCCTCATCCAATTAATTTTTAATGACGCGGGACAAATTATTAATATTTTTTTGGCGTTTGTTTCTAATGCTGCAATAATTGTTGAAGTCGTTTTACCTAACCCCATATCATCGGCCAAAATAAATCTTTTGGTTCCAACTAATTTTTCAATCGCTTCTTTTTGATGATTTAATGGAGGCCTATTATCATATTTTGAATAGTCTATTTCAACTTTTTCTGTCTTATGTGTTTTTATAATTGATACTTTTGGTAACCAAAATTCGTGTAACGATTCTCCACTAAAAACTTTACCCCAAATATGGTACGCCTTGTCTTTTTCAACTAAAAGTTTTTCAATCCAAACTTGTTCAGGTACTTGTGTATAAAGTTTTTCGTCCGCAAGTTTTTTTGCAAAATAAGGGTCCAAATCAACCCATTTTTTTGCAATTTTAGGAATGGTATTATGAAAATTTAAAATGTATTCCGATTGGGCTCTTGTTGGATAAAACTTACTATTTTTTTCTTTTTGATATTTTAATCTTAGAAGATAATTGTTGGCACCATCATACTTATCAAGGACTTCTAAAGCCCTTTGTTCCAACAATATTTTATTATCATTTTCGTTTAAATCCAATTTTATTAAATATCATATAAATGATAACAAATATTTAGATATTTATCAATATGTCGACAAATAAAGTACCAATATCAAGAATAGGAAAGTTCTTTGGACAAGAAGATTTTGACTTGGACATTGAAATGGGAAAAGAGTGGTTACACGGTGATATGAATTTCACTTTTGTTTTATATAGAATTGATAGATATAAAACAAAGACTGATGATGTCTATGGTGAAGCGGTATCAGATGGTATAAAATTCTTACCTCCCGTTGAGTTTAAAGCCTTCATACAAGTAATGGCTCCTGAAAATAAAAATTTAGGTAACTCAAAAATAGAACAAATAGAACCTGGTAATGTTAGAATATCAGTATATCAGTCTCATTTGGATGAATTAGATATTGACATATCTTATGGTGATTATATAGGATATTATGAAACAGAAACTAGAGTAAGATATTATGTTGTTAATAATGATGGAAGAGTTGTATCGGATAATAAACATACATATGCGGGATATAAACCATTTTATAGAACAATAATCGCTTCACCTGTTAGTAATAATGAATTTAAAGGTATATAATGAAAATAATAATAACTGAAAACCAATATTTTAAATTAAATGAATCGAGTAAGAGATTTAAATTGGATGATAAAAACTTATCAACCCTAATATCTCTTTTATCTGATTTAGAAACAGAAATTAAAACTTCAAAAAAACGTTCTCAATATTTTTTTAAAAATATACCAATAACAACTTTAGATGGTACTGAATATTATTTACCTGTATATATAGACCCGACATTTGAAACTTTTGCGGCAATTGCTTATGACACTACAGATACTCCAAGTATTGAAAATCTTTTTTTAGTTGTTAATCCAAAATATTCTATGAGTAAAAAGAATTTATATAATTCTTTATATCATGAATTTTTACATGCGGTTGACCCGACAATAACAACAAAAATTTCTAAAAAATATTTATCAAAATACGCAGACCCAAATAATTTTCCTGAATTATATTATTCTCACGGAATTGAACTTAGAGGAATAACGGGTGAGTTTTTTGAGGCATTAGTCCAAGAATATAAAGAAAGAATTAAGTATGTCAGAGATGAAAAAGATAGAGAATTATTATTAGGTTCATTAAAAAATATATTAGGATTTTTCAATGAATTAGAACCATTGAATCCTTTGTCATATGACATAATAGATGAAATGAATGGACAAAGAGGATTTGATAGTAAGTTTGAAAAAATACTTTCATCAATTATGACAGAGTATCCAAAAGTATCTGAATTATATAAAGACACACCAGATTATGAGCCATATTTTTTAAGGATTATTGATTTAATCCAAACATACAGTCAAAAGGGTTGGAAAATGTTTTTAACCATGTTATATTCAACTGTTGAAGAAATAAAAGAAATTATTAATAAAAAAAATATATCTGAATCAGTTCAAAATAATACTGTTACTTGTGATAAATGTGGTTGGTCTTGGGATTTAAGTGATGGAGGAGATGACCCATATATTTGTCATAAATGTGGTAATGATAATTCAAAAGATGATTTAAAGGGTAAAAAAGTTATGGTGTACTATAATTTACATAAACATACTTTTTCAATAACCTACAAATCAAAAGTAATAATGTATGCGGATTATGTTAAATTAAAAGATGTTGAATTCAGAGTTAGAGAAGGTGGTAGAGAAAAGGTTAGAATAGAAAAAAATAAAAATGTTCACGCCTTTGTAATTGGGACATTAGTAGATTATTGTTTATATCCTTGTGAAAACATGCCAAAAGAGTCTAATAGTAATGTTGTTACTTATAATCCATACAAATATGATAGTTTTGTTTATAAAAATACAAAACAACCCATATATAAAGCAAAAGAAGTTGATATGATTAATTTAAAAAATAAATTATTCGTAATAAATGAAATTATAAAATATTAATAAAATGGGGTTTCCGAAAAAAATAAAAAAAGACATATCTTTAACTCCATATCGTACATTGTATCCAAGAAGAGCCGAGCTTTTAGATAAGATAAATGAACATGGAACTTTTCTACCTAAATCTATTTTACATGCAGATTTAGATAAAGGGTTTTTAGATTTTGTTAAAAACGAATTAGAAGTAGTTGTTGATGGAAAAAAAATACCTACAGTTGATATTTTAATAACCACACAAAGTTGGTCACAATTTACCCAAACTTGGAATTTCCAAGACTTAGATAAAAATGTTTCACCTCCATTTATTACTGTTATTAGAAGTCCCGATATAAAATACGGGTCATTACCTTCTTTACAATATACTATACCAAATAGACGACAATTTTATTACGCATCAGTTCCTAGTTTTGATGGTGATAGAGTTAGTGTTAATGTTTATACTATACCACAGCCAGTACCTGTTGATATTAAATTTTCATTAAAAATTATTTGTAATAGAATGAGAGAATTAAACTCTTTAAATAAAATAGTATTACAAAAATTTTCATCTAGACAATCATACACAGAAATAAAAGGACATTATATTCCAATAATTTGGGATAATATTTCTGAAGAATCTGTAATGGATGTAGAAAAAAGAAGATATTATATACAAACCTATGATTTTACTATGATGGGATTTCTACTCGATGAAGATGAATTTAAAGTAAAACCTGCGGTTGAGAGAGTATTTGAAATATTTGAAACAAATTCGGTTGATTACAAAATGAAAAAAAGAAAAAGAAATCCTACGTCAAATGAATTTTTAGTAGATTTTTCAGGAAGTAGTGTAAGTGTCAATGAACGACCTTACGGTAATTTAGATTTAGATTGGGTTGCAAATCATAACGTAATTAGTTATGATGTTTATATAAATGGAATGTATTTTGGAAGTAATCTTCCTAAGTTACAAATAAATGAAACCGATACATTAGGATTTAATATAATTAAAGAAAATCCAACTGAAGACTCATTTATTAAATTTCAATCGGTCTTTCTTTAATGTTCTCCGTAAATATCTTTTTTCTCTTTACAGGTTTCGATTATTAAATTTTCTAAAAATTTATAAATTTTAATACCCCTCTTATCACAATATTTTTTTAAAATTTCATGTGATTCTATCGAAATTTTTATATTTTTTATTTTTTTAACCTGGGCCATACTATAAATAGGCAGAAAAAAGGCAGAATTAAATCTGCCACAATAGAAATATCTTTTTAAAAGTAAAGATTTTTTGGATAAAAACAAATATTTATGAATAAAATAAATCTGCAAAGAAATTAAAAAATAATGGCAACAAATAGCAAAGTATTCGTGTCACCAGGTGTGTACACTTCAGAACGAGATTTAAGTTTTGTTACGCAAAGTGTTGGGGTTACTACTTTAGGTATTGTCGGAGAGGCTTTAAAAGGTCCGGCATTTGAACCTATCTTTATCTCTAACTATAGCGAATTCGAAACTTATTTCGGGGGAACTAATCCAGAAAAATTCATAAACACTCAAATTCCAAAGTACGAAGCCGCGTATATTGCAAAATCATACTTACAACAATCTAACCAAATGTTCATGACAAGAATATTGGGATTGTCAGGTTATGACGCGGGTCCTTCTTGGTCTATCATTACCGAGGCGAATGTAGACCCAACTACTGTTAACTTTGACCAAGTTTGTACAAGTATACCTAATTATATTGACAACACATGTGATATTAGTTGTACTGCAATCACAAGTGCATTCACATTCGATTTTACAGGTTGTACTAATCAAGCGGGTACTATAGAGTTCACAACTTCATTACCTCCTGAGATTGCGGCATTAATAGATGTACCTTATACACAATTTAATGGTGGAATATCAACTTTAAGAGATGACATTAATCTACAATTATTAGACATATTCGCTGATAATGCGTTAGAACCATACTCAATTAATTATTTTGGTACAATACCTACTGTTGATTATGATATGATGACAGGATTAACAGCATCTACAAATGTGTTTAACGTACCATCAGTATCGTCTGATTTAACAGATTATACTTCACCTTATAATGATGCTTGGTATTATGCATTATTTAATAACTACAGTGGTGAAAGTTATTCAGGTTTTTCATTCTTTACTACAGTTTCAGGTCTTACAAATATAACACCAATAACACCTACACCAACACCAGGTCCTACACCAACACCAACTCCTACACCTGACCCATGTTCAACTACAACTACAACTATTCCTACATCAACTACCACAACTACAACACCTCAGTGTTATAGTGGTTCTGTTGTAGGTGTATTATATTATTATACAGGTACTACCTATTCAAATTATAATAATCTTGTTGTGGCAACTTTAAGGTCTAGAGGTTTATCAACATATGATTCAACACATGATGGTCCTACTTATGAAATTCCTGACCTTAGCGGTGTAACTCTTGATTTTACAGGAACTTATTCTGCGGTAACTAAAAACCCATATGCTAAGTTTGCAATAAATGTAAACAATGGAAGTGTTTGTAACACTTGTGTGTTTAAAACATCGTTAAGTTTATCTGATGCGACATATCTACCAAAAGTATTCGGTGGTACTAATTTCGCAAAACCAAGAACGGAAGTTCCAATTTATGTTGAAGAAGTATTCCAAAGTATGTTAGATTGGGCTTATAAGAAAGGATTTATCAAGGGATTAAGACCTAATTTAATTCAATTACCTGCGGCAAGAAGTAATGACCCTTCAAATATTGCATGTTATCTTGAACAATATCAAGCACCGGCGTCTCCTTGGTTAGTGTCTGAACTTAGAGGTACTAAAGTTTACAGATTATTTAAGTTCATCTCAATCGCGGATGGAAATAGCGCTAACGACCAAATAAAAATTTCAATGGCTAATATGTCATTCGGTAATCAGACATTTGATGTATTGATTCGTGATTTTTATGATACAGATGCAGCACCTGTCGTTCTTGAGAAATTTACAAATTGTTCTATGGACCCAGGTCAAAATAACTTCATTGCGAAGAAAATAGGTTCTCAAGACGGAGAATACGCATTGAATTCTAAATATGTTATGGTTGAAATGAATGAGGACGCTCCGATAGACGCGTTACCTTGTGGATTTGAAGGATATAACTTTAGAATGTATGATGGAGTTAAGTCACCATTCCCAATCTATAAAACTAAGTATGACTATCCAGGTGAGGTTATTTTTAACCCTCCATTTGGATATATTAATGGAACTGACAATCCGGCAATTAGTGCAGGAGATAACGTAAGAAGAACATACTTAGGTATTTCAAGTAGTGTTGGATATGATTTAGATTTCTTCCAATATGTTGGTAAACAAAATCTAAACAATACTTGTGATTTAGTATTACAAGATTGGCCATACATTACTAAAGGATTCCATATGGACTCAGGAGCAACTGTTGTTACAATCACTGGAGGTTATGTTACTTCAGGAAAAACATCGTTTGCTGTTGGTGATGCGGAATTTAGAAGTGACCCTTCATTAGAGACTAACCCTTATTACAGATTATACGCACGTAAGTTCACATTGTTAGTACAAGGTGGATTTGATGGATGGGATGTATACAGAGAATATCGTACATATTCAGATAGATACCAAGTTGGTTCTTCAGGATACTTAGCGGGAGCTTGTTATTCAGATAGATATCCTAACGCAACTGGAGCGGGAATGTTCAGAAGAATTACTGTAGGTGATAACACCCAAGATTGGGGAAATACTGATTACTACGCATATTTACTTGGTCAGAAAACATTCCAAAATCCTGAAGCGGTTAATATCAACGTATTCGTTACCCCAGGTATTGATTATGTTAACCAAGGAAATCTTGTTGAACAAGCAATCAATATGATTGAGTATGATAGAGCAGACTCGTTGTATATCACAACTACACCTGACTTCAATATGTTTGTTCCTTCAACAACTAATTCAACAGATTTAATTTATCCTACTGAAGCAGTTGATAATCTTGAACAAACAGGAATTGACTCTAACTATACTTGTACTTATTATCCTTGGGTATTAACAAGAGATACGGTTAATAATACACAACTTTACATACCGGCAACTGCAGAGGTAACAAGAAACTTGGCGTTAACTGACAATATCGCGTTCCCTTGGTTCGCATCAGCGGGTTACACAAGAGGTCTTGTTAACTCAATTAAAGCAAGACGTAAGCTGACACAAGAAGATAGAGATACTCTATATGTTGGTAGAATTAACCCAATCGCAACATTCTCAGATGTTGGTACAGTAATTTGGGGTAATAAAACTCTACAAATTAGAGAATCTGCACTTGACAGAATTAATGTTAGAAGATTGTTATTACAAGCTCGTAAGTTGATTTCGGCAGTCGCAGTTAGATTGTTGTTCGAACAAAACGATTCTAAGGTAAGACAAGATTTCTTAGACGCAGTTAACCCAATCTTAGATGCTATCAGAAGAGACAGAGGTTTATACGATTTCCGTGTAACAGTTTCTTCATCACCTGAAGATTTGGATAGAAACCAACTTGTTGGTAAAATTTATATCAAACCTACAAAATCGTTAGAGTTTATTGATATAGAATTCTTAATCACACCAACAGGTGCGTCATTTGACAACATTTAATAACATAGGGGGTGGGAGTTTCACCCCCTTTAGCCTTTATAATATATGAAAAAACAAATAATAGAAGGAATGACAGAGTATGGTACTCCAGATATGAAGTACTATGCGTTTGATTGGGATGACAATATTGTTCAAATGCCAACTAAAATCATCTTAAAGGATGATAATGGTGGAGAAATATTAATGTCAACGGACGATTTTGCCAACTACAGAAGTATGATTGGTAAAAAAAATTTTGAATATAATGGTAATACTGTTGTAGGATTTGGAGAAGACCCATTTAAAAACTTCTCAGTAAAAGGAGACAAACAATTTATTATAGATTGTATGATGGCAAAACCAGGTCCTGCTTGGGAAGATTTTATGGAATGTATTAATGGTGGTTCTGTTTTTGCAATAATAACCGCAAGAGGTCATAACCCTAATGTTATGAAAGAAGCAGTTTATAATTACATTATTTCAGGGTGGAATGGACTTTCTAGTGATGAGTTAGTTAAAAATTTAATTAAATATAGAAAATTTGTTGGTGAAATGGACAATGAAAGAACCAACAAAATAACTTTAATAAAGGGATACTTAGATTTGTGTAAATTTTATCCTGTTTCATATATGAATGAAGAGGGGGCAAAAAATCCTGAAGATGCTAAGGTTAAAAGTATGAAAGAATATAGAAGTTATATTTTAGAATTGGCACAAGAAATCGGAAAAAAAGGTGCGGAATTCATCGTTAAAATGACGGGAAAATCACCATTAGATTTTAAATTACCTAAACCAACTATTGGATTTTCAGATGATGACCCCAAAAATGTAGAAGTTATGAAAAAACATATTGGAGGAGAAGAAGATAATAACGAAATTCCAGTTAATATTTATTCTACTCATGGAGGTAAAAAAATAAGAATAAAATAAAATATTTAATAACTAGTTATAAAACTAGTTCTAGTACTAATTTATCTAAATAAAAAATAAAGTAAATAGAAAAATTTTGAACTTGATACTATTTATAAGTAATAAACAAAAAAAGAAATTAAAAAAATAAGATACCATGGCTGATTTATTGATGAAAATGCCCTTACCCTATGAACCGAAACGACAGAATCGATTTATTCTTAGATTTCCTTCAACTTTGGGTATAAACGAATGGTTTGTAGAATCAACATCTAGACCACATATTAAAATCGGGGCTACCGAAATACAATTTTTAAATACTTCAACATATGTTGCAGGTAGATTTAATTGGGACCCAATTAACGTTAAGTTCCGTGACCCAATTGGACCTTCAGCAGCACAAGCTCTTATGGAATGGGTTCGTTTACACGCTGAATCAGTAACAGGACGTATGGGTTACGCTGCGGGATATAAGAAAGACGTTGATTTGGAAATGTTAGACCCAACTGGAGTTGTTGTTGAAAAATGGATATTACAAGGTACTTTCTTAACTGACGTAAGTTTTGGGGATTTAGGATATTCACAAGAAGGGTTAGTTATGATTAGTGCATCTTTAAGAATGGATAGATGTATATTAGTATACTAATTTATTTCAAAAATATCATTTAAAAATATTAAGTTTATTTTATATTTAACCGTAGGGACACTATAAACTCTCTACGGTTAATTTTTTTTAAAAAAATGGATACATCACAACAATACGGTCAACAAAATTTCACATTACCACATGATGTGGTAAAACTACCAACAGGTGGGGTTTTTTATAAATCAAAAAAGAAATCTATTAAAGTTGGATATCTTACTGCCGCTGATGAAAATATATTAATGGCGGGAGAAAATATTGGTAAAGACGGATTAGTAATGACATTACTAAGAAATAAAATTTATGAACCCGATATTAAACCTGACGAATTATTACAGGGGGATATTGAATCAATTCTAATATTTTTGAGAAATACCGCTTTTGGTCCTGAATATACTGTTAATATTGTAGACCCAGACAATCCGTCAAAACAAATACAAACAACTATAGTTTTAGATGAACTATTCTTTAAAGAAACAAAAGAAAAACCAAGTGAAGACGGTACTTTTACGGCAAAACTTCCAAAATCAGGATTAACAGTTAAAATCAAACCTTTATCATTTGGTGAATTAAATGAATTGGATAAAATGGCTGAAGGATATCCACAAGGTAGAATTGCTCCAAAACAAACATGGAAGTTGAACAAAATGGTTGTTGAAATTGAGGGTAATGCAGATAGAGGATTTATCGCTCAGAACATTGATGCACTACCAATCTCTGATGCAAAATATATTAGAACATTTATTGAAGAAAATGAACCAAGACTCAATTTGAGAAAAAAAGTAATCACCCCATCAGGAAAAGAGACATATGTTGATATAGTCTTTGGGGTAGAGTTTTTTCGGCCTTTCTTCTGATTATCGAGAAACACAATCTATGGAATATTATGTCTGTACAAGACACCTAAACGTGTCTTATACGGACTTTTTTATTATGCCGGTTTATCTTAGAAAGTATATTATAGACCAATTAGTTAAAGAACTATCTCCAAAAAATGGTTAGAATAACTATTTATAATTAAATGTTTTAAAAAAAATGTTACAAAACCCAAATCCATCTAGTGGAGAGTCTAATGTACCTAGGTCCCCAGCTCCTAGCTTAAGTGATTTAAATGCAGAATTTAAAGCGATTGGAGAAACCAATGCGTTGACAGTTAAAAATTTTGAGAGTGCATTAAAAGACTTGGAGACTCAAGTAAATGCTGTCGCAAGGGCATTTGGAGGAACCCAAGGATTTGCAAACGCAATTAGAACAACCATAACTGAGGCAACACCTTCAGTGGTTGCTTTGGGTGGTACAATACAAGATGTTGGTAAAATTCAGATGGGTATTATCTCATCTTTAAAAACACAAACAATTTTAAATTCGGAATCTTATAAAGATTTATATGCTTCGGCTAGTTTAGTTAGTGATGGAGTTACAGATATTGGAACTGCAACTGCAACTATGACTAAAAATTTCACTGATGCTGGATATGGTATATACAATATCGGACATGAAATGACCGATATTATTAATCAAGCAAGAGCTTTAGGTGTTACTACAAGTGCGGTTTATTCCCAAATAGGGGAAAGTATGTCCAAACTAAACAACTACAATTTTGAAGGTGGAGTACAAGGAATGGCTAAGATGGCAGCCAACGCGGCTTTACTTAGAATTGACATGAAGACTACTCTTGGATTGGCGGATACTTTATTTGACCCGGCAAAGGCAATGGAGATGTCGGCATCTTTCCAAAGGTTAGGAGTACAAGTTAATTCGTTATTAGACCCATATAAATTGATGGATATGGCTCGTAACGACCCAGAAAAATTGCAAGAATCTGTTGGAGAGGCATTAAAAACGATGACATACTTTGATGAAAAAACTCAAAGTATGAGAATATTGCCAGGTGAACAGGGTCGAATAAGAGAATTGGCCAAGGAGTTAAACATTCCTCTTGAAACTTTAACTAAATGGGGAACATCTGCGGCGGATTTTGATAGAAAAATGAAAGAAATTTCATTCCCTTCTGATTTTGCGAATGATGAAGACAGAAAGATGATTGCTGGAATGGCTCAGTTGGGAGAAAAAGGTACTAAGTTTGAAGGTAAATACGTTGTTACTTATGATGAATTAGACCGACAAACAGGTCAAATGGTTACTGTGACAAAAGAAGTTTCTGAACTCCGTAAAGAAAATATGAATCAATTAAAGGAGGCGAATAAACCCGCTGCCAGCGCAGTTGATTTACAAAGACAGGCAAATGGATATCTTAAAAATATCCAAGACGATATGAAGGCTTTACAAGGTGTAGTACCAAGAGCTGCGGCAAGAGCGGCTATGGCACCTGGTGAAGGGGGAGGACCAAGTGCGATAGAAAAGGCGGCAAAGACCATGAGTGTTGCGGTCGAAGCTTTGGCGGCAACAATGGGTGTCGATAGAAAACTAGACCAAGGGGATAAAGAAGGATTTTTAACCCCAAAGACCTTGAATGATACTTTTACAAAAGTTAGTTCACAAATGTCAGAAATGGTTGGATACTTAATGAAAGGGGAAGATGTAAAAGCTTTGACAAAATTAACCGAAATCGCAACCACAATAAAAGATACTTTAATTACTAATGTACAAAATATTCCTGAAAGAGTAGGACAAAGAGCTGAAGCAATAGGCTCTCCTTTTGATATTGATGAAGTTAATAAAGTAATTGAAAAACTTAATAGCGCAATTGGTAGTTTTGGATTAAAAATAGATAAATTAGTATCAGGCCAAGGTAATAATACACCAAATGTTAATAACACACCAAATGTTAATAACGTACCAAATGTAGTTCAGGTATCAACGCCAAATGTGGTTAATGCAACAGTACCAAATTTTGTTAACGCAACAGTACCAAATATAGTTAATGCTACAGTACCAAATTTTGTCACTCCTGCGAATCCAAATATAGTGACCGCATCTGTACCAAATATGGTTAATAATACTCCTACTGTTATACCATCACCACAACCTCAAAATACTAATATTCAAAATATACCTAATTTTGTACAAAATCAGGCTAACACTCAAACAACTACTACACCACAATCAAATGTTGTAAATGTCCAAGGGTCGATTGACATTAATGTAACACCTACAGAATTTAAAGAAAGTTTGATGAGGGCGTTAAGTAGTTCTGATATTGGAAGTAAAATAACAAACATAGTTGAAACACAAACAAGTCAAATGCAAAACATTGTTGGTTCTCCGTTAACACCTAAAAATCCAATAATCTTTAGATAAAAAATAAAAAAATATCTATTTATTAGAAATAAGATATGCCAAGTAGTTTAACATTTCCTTCTACAGAACATTTCAGGAAAAAGCTTATAGCAAGAAACCTGTCACCATATACGGTGCCGGGTGTTTATACTCCGCCACCAGGAAATATAACATATGAAGTTGTTCTTAGAGATGAAGGAGTATATAATTCACCTGATAATTTAATTTCCGATGACCCATTTGCTGACCGATTATATCCTTTAAACGCATATGGGCCTGATGGGGGATATAATAAAAATATTAATGCGGGTGGATTAGCAAATATACAATCTAATTTAGGTGAGTATACGGTAATGGATGCGTCATTACCACAACAGAGTTATGATGGGGCAAGTTGGCCACCATTTTCTCAGGTTACGGCAGAAAAAAACTTACCGGCATTAAATAGATATTCCTATAATGAAATACAAATAGAATCGGTTGGAAATTTACAGTTAGCTCCGTTATATTCGTTTTATGCAAATCCGGGTCCTGTTAATTTTGTTCCTAGTTCATATTCACCATACCAAATATTAATGCAAGACGACCCTGTCGGAAGTGACGGTTCGTTATCTCAAGATTCATTCATTGCTCAATTAGGTGCTAAAACACTAAAACAAGAGTTTAGAGAAAGAATTGCACAAGAATTAATTAGGAATACTATAGGTAGAGTTAATTTAGCCAACGCAATAGGAGACCCATTAGAAGCAATTTCATTATTACAAGGAAGAAGACCTTTGATTGAAAGGGATTGGGTTATTACAAGACCAAGTAATATTCTTTTGGAGGCGGCTGATTTTGCTGCTAGATTAGGAGGATTTTATTACCCTGGTTCAGTAATACCAGGGGATTACTTTAATACCGATGAAGCAAATTTAAGTTCTTTTGGACAAATATCAAAAGCGTTTAATGGTGGAAAAGACCCAAGAGGAGGATTCTTAGGTAAAGTTTTTGGTAGATTTTTATCACAAAAATCACCATCTCAGTTATTTTTAAATAATACGGGTGGGGGACAAAAATCTGCATTATATTATAATTTAGGTTATAATCGATATGCTCCTGATTATGATAAAAGTCTTGTTGCCGAAGTTTTTGATAAAGTTAAAGGTCTTTTTGCAAATCAAGACAGTCCGACAAAGGCCGCATATTATGTTGGAAGTAAACAACTTAATGCTTCAAGAATAAATTCACCTGCCGGTGAAATACCTTTAAATCCTTTTGGACAAGAATCTCCATCGCCAGTATATGGTCCTGATAAATTAGCAAAAGATTTTGAAGGGGAAAATTTAAAATTTAAATTTGGATTAAATGGAAATGGGACAGGTGATAATGGGGGTACTTCAGGAGGATTAGTATGGACATCACCAAAATATAATAACCCTGGGTATTATGCGACAGCAGGAGGAGACCAAGGCTCCGCTGACCCAAAATATAACCAATTAGTTAAAACAAAAATAGAAGAAGAATTAACTCAAGGATATGAGTTTAAACAAAGTTCTATATTAGACCAAACACAAAGAATAGTTGATTCAACCCCTGGTGGAGGAAAAAGATTAAGTCATGTGGGTAACGCAATTAACCAATTAAGTAAGGTTTTTAATGATGGGTATAAAGAAATAACTAAAGGTTCTAAAGTACTAACATACGTAGATGAAGGTAATGGAGTTGTAGTTGGAAAAGAATATTGTAGAGTGTTTAGTAAAGACGTACCTTATATGGCGTATTCTGATTTACAGAAAAAAGATGGAAATATCAGAAGATTTGCTTATTCGGTATTAAATAACACATATAATTTAAATATTGCCCCATTAAAATCTACATCTACAACAAGTTCAACTAACATCAAAGACGGTAGAGTACAAAAATATATGTTCTCTATTGAAAATTTAGCATGGAGAACATCAAACAGACCCGGATTGACTTATTTGGATTTACCTGAATGTGAGAGAGGACCTAATGGAGGTAGAATAATGTGGTTTCCTCCTTATAATATTAAATTTACTGAAAGTACAACTGTTTCGTTTCCCGCTCAAGAATTCTTAGGAAGACCCGAACCAATTTATACTTATAAAAGTACATCTAGAAGTGGTAGTTTAAGTTGGAGTATAATTGTAGACCACCCATCTATATTGAATATTATTGTTGAAAAAGAATTAAAAGGTAAAAGTAATGAATTGATTAATGGTGTTATAGATTCATTTTTTGCTGGATGTAAAAAATATGATATATATGAATTAGCCAAAAAATATAATACAATACCTGTTAGTGAATTGTCGGCACTACAACAGATAATTTCTAATCCAAATGTTACCGCAGAAGACGCTAAGGCGGTAACTAATACTGTTGTACAACAAACCCCACAAGTAAAATCGTCCACAGACGGAAATTCAAAACCAGATTTCCAAAAATGGATTGGTATCGGATTTTATTTTGATAATGACATACCAAATCCAAATACGACTCAAACAACATCAAATGTTAATTATGTTGATACGTATAATTCATATACATCATTATCGAACATTTCGTTATATGAAAGCAAAAATTCAACAAACGAAGAAAAAGACCAAGTGACTACATTTTTTAATAATGTGGTAATAGATAATTTTAATCAAGTCACGGAGTTATTAGACTCTATTAGTTCTTTCTTTGAATCCAACAAAACAACAGACCAATTAAATACAACAGGTAAAATAGAAATTGTTTTAGATGGAAGTTCTTCAGGTATTGGGGACGCTAATTACAATCTTAATTTATCAAAAAGAAGAATAAGTTCAGTACAAAACTTTATTGCAAATTGGCAATCAGGTAAATTAAACCCGTATTTAAAAAGCGGACAATTATCAATTAAAGATGGAATAGCAACAGGGGAATTTACAACAGTGACTCCAAAATTAAAAGGTGGGGGAACTTTAGGTCCTTTTTCTTGTCCCGACCCAACGCCTAATTTAACTGACGATAAAAAAATATACAGCGTCAATGCTATGGCGTGTAGAAAAAGTGGTATATCATCAATAAACGCGAGTATAGACCCATCTGCTCAGGTAACTCCAAATAATAACACCTCAAATCAAAATGGTAACGGAGCCGCTCCTGGTTATGAATCCGCAGTGCCATTAACACCTACCATATCGACAACTCAAAAAATAAAAGATGGTATTAGTAAAAAAATATTAAGAAGCCTATTAACAGAATGTAATTATTTTGAAATGATTGAAGAAGAGAATCCTATGTTTTATGATACGATAAAACAAAAGATTAAGTATTTTTCACCGGCATTTCATGCGATAACACCTGAAGGGTTAAATTCAAGACTAACGTTTTTACAACAATGTACAAGACCTGGAGATACTATCCCTATTATAGGTACGGATGGAAAACCAAAATATACGGGAGCGGTTAATACTAGTTTTGGAGCACCTCCTGTTCTTGTTTTACGAATTGGGGATTTTTATAATACAAAAATTATACCCACACAATTACAAATAGCGTATGACCCTGTAACATTTGATATGAACCCCGAAGGTATCGGAGTTCAACCAATGATTGCAAACATTACCTTAAATTTTAATTTTGTCGGAGGTTCAGGATTGAAAGAACCTATTGATAAATTACAAAACGCACTATCATTTAACTATTATGCAAATACAGAAATATATGATGAAAGAGCTGATTGGACAGACGATTCATTTAAGAAATTTGATGATGAAATTCTTAAGGGAATAGTTGATAATACACCTGTTGTTGGTGTTAATAATGTGGTTAACCAAACTGAAAACGATGGAGGAACCACAATTGGAAGTATTGAATCTAAAGTGGATTCTGATACAGGTTCTACTGGTAATATTACATATCAAAAAATAATGGATGAGTTTTTATCTTCAGGACAAGCATATTTTGATATTATTCCAAATAAAGCCGAACAAATTACAAAGGACTACAATTTCCAAATTTGGTCAGCATATATGCAAAATAGAAACTTTGTTGATGGAAATATTTATTTAAACACTACTCCGAATGCAATAAAAATAGTAGGAAGACCTAGTGATTCGCAAAGAGAAATAAAAAAATTAGTTAATAAAATTATAAATGATATAAATTCTCCATCCTCAATTGGAGGGTCAGGGTTTCAATACATCCAAAATTTATATGATTCTAGATTTGATAACTCAGTGATTGGTAAAGTTAAGGCTAATTTAAGAAATGCGGTACAAGAAGCGGAGAATGGTATATTAACGGCATTGACTAGTGTTGATAACGAAATAACTTCTATCCAAACTGATTTGGTAATAAAAATGAGAAAAATTGATATCGTGACAGATAGTCATGATGGATTTATAAAGACAGACCAAAAAGTTGTTGTGTATGATATATTACCTACAAATGAAGTACAGGCAGGTTCAACCGCGACAGATACTTTAGTAGAATTAACTGATGATTATAGTGCGGCAACAAGTAACATATTAACCTATTATAATACTTTAGCAAACGCTCAAATTATTGACATGAAGTATGACCCTAGTAATTTAACACAATATAGTGATAAGTCAGGGTTAACAGGTCCGAGTTGTTGTGGACAAGCTAATATACGATTTTACGCTATTATGTGTAAAATTTTATTAAATGATGATTTATATAATAATTTCATAAATAAATTAATACCTAAAGATATTGCAGACAAAACAAGTTCAGGTTTAAATTTATTAGACTATACTAAAGATTGGTTCAATAACTTTAAAGTTGCGGTAAAAGAAGAATATGACGAAGAACAAAAAATAATTAAAACGTTTATGGAAAACAATCAATTTAAAACTTGGACTCCATACAACAAAGGAAAAGTTAGAAAATTCACATTTACCACCCAACAAAATCCAAGTAATACTGTTGTTAATTTATTTAAAGATTTATATAAAGATGGTAATTCTATTCCAAATAGAAAAACTTTTAATGGAAAAAACAAACTTAATTAATGGGAGATTTATATTTTAATAGGTATTTTAATTTTTTAATAAATGGAGAACAAACAGTTGTTCCTTTTGTCAAAATAGAATCAAAATCTTCAGATAAAAGGTTCTTCTATAAGACCGGTGTCTCAAGATTAGATAAAATTAGTCAAGAATTTTATGGTACGCCTTTGTTTGGATGGTTAATTTTAGCCGCAAATCCATCTTATGGTGGATTAGAATGGAATATACCTGACAATACACTATTGACAATTCCATTTCCTTTAGTAGCTTCTGTTCAGGACTATGAAGCAGCCTTAAACAATTACTTCTTTTATTATGGTAGGTAGAGATGAAAATATATTAGTAGAATTTGATTATCAAAATGTGGTGTTGGTAGACCCAAACAAAGTTGTTGATAGCCAAGGTGTTGTAAAAGAAAGATTGTTGAAACATGAAAATCTTGTTTACTACGCTAATTTGGAGTGCAATCTCTTTCCAAGAACTAGATTGTCGGTTGGAAATAATGGGTATTATGAAAATAAAACACTATCGGTCGCATCTATTAATTTTATAAAACCGGCAAATAAAACATTTTTAACAAATGGTTATTTAGACGAATTAACAGGATTAAATTCTATTGAAGGTAAAGGCGCAAATCAAATAGTTGAAAACAAACAAGAAATTACAAAACCTGATAAAACTAAAGAAGTTTATTTTAGTCAAAGTGTTGCAAATAATATAGATAATAATCTTTTATTGATAGATAATATTGAAATTGACACTCCTTTAAATTTAGTTCCTACTGTAAAAATAAGGATGCATGATATTAAAGGAAGGGCTCTTTTTGAACAGGCGGAAAATTCACCATACTCAGTATTCTTTAATTATCCATATCCTTTGTTTTATTTAACAGTTAAAGGATATCTTGGAAAAGCAATCAAATATCAATTAAGTTTACAAACATTTAATGCTAGATTTGATGGACAAAGTGGGAACTTTATAATTGATTGTACATTCATTGCTTACAAATATAATGTATTAACCAATATAACGATGGAACAAGCAATGTCTGTTCCATACATGTATATTACAAAATACACTAAAAGCCCAAATAATAGTGAGGGACAACAATCTGCACAAAATCAAGTAGGAAATACAACTAAAAATGTTGAGACAAGTGTTACTTCAAGAGGATACGAAAAAGTAAAAGAAGTGTATTCTGAATATAAAAGCAAAGGATTAATTCCTGAAGATTTTCCTGAAATAACAATACAAGAATTAATTGATAGATTATCAAAATTAGAAACATATATTGCAAATACTTTTACTAAGGCAGATATGGCTCCAATAACGGATGCTGAAAATTATAGTACAACTTTAGAAGAATACGAAAAGAAAGTTTTTTATGCTAGAGGAGAATCTTGGTTTTATACCTATATGGATACTGAAAATTTCTTTGTGGATAAACAAACCAATCATAAAGTTTATACATTTAATAAGACAACATTTGAGGGGGGAAAAAGAGACATTGCGACAACTGAATTAAAAGGACTTATTGAAAAATACAATACAGTTTTATCCCAAAATCCTACCTTTGGAAAAGGCGGTAATTATTCTGTTGGAAAAGACAAAAATATACCTTCAGAAATTCCAAATGGAATTGATTATAATGATTTTGTTGCGCAACCATTCCAACCCGAGAACATTAATTGGGAAGAAACATACAGACTAAGGACAGGTAAAGAACCAAGTGAGGCTGATATTGTAAAACTTAAGAGTGATACCCAAACAATTTTAAACTCCGTAACTTTAGAAGAAAATTATGAAAAAATAGTATATAATTTTTTTTATTTTGAAAGTGAAGGTAGTTTTGTAAATCAGATAGAGATAATGAAAAACTCGTTGGCGGTTAAACTAAACGAGATACAAGAAAAATTATCTCAATTATTATCGGAAAGATTATCGAGTAAAGATAGTGGACTTGGTTTTAAACCTACTATTAGAAATGTTTTGGCGGTAATATTAGCCAGTTCAGAAGCGTTTTTGAGAATTTTATGTGACGTACATGATAAGGCTTGGGGACAAAGAGAAAATAAAAATAGGGTAGATGCTATTTTAAATAATGACAGTGCCGCAAAAAATCCTGACGCAAAACAATCTGTCCAAAAAGACACGGGAAATTTAATTCCTGTTTATCCTTGGCCGCAATATTTTGTTGAAACAAATAATGATAAAGGTGAAAAATTTGAATTGACTTATCCAGGAAGCCCAAAGGTAATACAAAAAACAAAGGCGTATCTTTATGAAGTTTGGCCTGAAGTTGAGTTTGTTGAAGAATTTTTAAAAGGATTGGCGTTAAGAAAAAATCCACCAAATTTAAATGTATTAGGAACGAATTCGGCTCAGATAATAAATAAAATTTCATATAACGCTTTAGACTTCCCAACATCAAATACTATATTTGCAAATAGAGAAGAAGTTAGATTCTTTTATGAAATTTGGGAGAGAGTTATGGTTTCCTCAATGTATCAAAGATTCATGAGACCAAATGCCGAAAATGAAATACAAGAACCTTTAGCGGACTCTGAGTTTATAAACATTAAAAATTCTTTAGAGGACAGCGCTCCATTTTTAATACAAAAATTAAAACAGTATAATTTTACTGCATCTAGTTTTCCTAACTTTTTGGCTCACATCTCAAATAATGGAACAGGTGAAAGTTGGCAAAAATATATAAGAGATGAGTTTGTTACAAAATATCTTCAAAACGAATCTCAAAACGATTTTATGATTTATAACGAAGAAGTTGTAAGTCCTGGAGTTGCGATAGTACAACCACAACCAAAAAACTTTAAAAAAATAGAAGATTACTTAAAAAGTAATGCAACAAATGAAATTAATTTCTTAGATACTTTCCCATATGCTATTGATGGTTGGTACAAAAATAATATGGCGAATGGAGAGGGAACAAACTTCAGAGATTTATATAATACAACAAAAACTTATGTAATTCACGAAGATAAAAAAATGGTTTCAAATTTCAATAAAAAAACATCTAAGAGCCAAAATAGACCAATAACTAATTTTAGTTTTAATACTCCAACAATACCGACACCAACAAATGCGACCTTAAGAACATTTTATCAAGAAAGAGGAAATAATTTTTTTGTAAAAAATCAACAAGTAACCGAAGGCACTGTTAGATATTTTAACTATGATGGAAATGTGAGTGACATTCAGACAACATCTATGTTAAACACTCCATTTTTTATTAATTCCGTTACAAAAGGAGTTGATAAATTTTTAAGTGGTGATACCTACCCATTTGTTGCGGCTTCGTATCTTTTGTTAAATAGTTTGCCTATTGCAACCCTTAAAGAAAAATATAAAACATATGAGAATGGGGTTACTAGTGATTTAGATTATATTTTTACAACTATTAAAAAATTTGGGGCGATTCATAGAATACCTTATGCTTGGATATTAAAATACGGTTCTATTTGGCATCGATATAAAAAATATATTGAAAGTAATGTAGATATATTAGATGAAGTTTGGACTGACTTTGATGCGATTAATAACTATGACCCAATAACCAATAACCAAAGCAAAGTTTACAGTTTAACTTTACCAAATAATTCTACACCTACGGACATTGTATTACAAAGCGTTTCGTCAGTATCAACAGGAACAGTAAGTCAAATGAACTTAGGATTTTATCCCCAGTTGATAAATAAATTTAATGTATTTTTTAGAGGTTATTCTTTATTTAGTTCATATACTGATTCGGCAATTCAGTCACAGTTAGATAATACTGTTAGCGGATTTACTCTTACTCCAATATCAAATTCATATCTTAATGGGGTTGAGGGGTATGACCCATCAGACTCAACAGATAGTTTATCTGTTAAAACATGGAATTGTACTTTATTAGATAAAAGAGCAAAAATAGAATATATTGTACCATCATTTGGTTCAACTATTAACCAAATAAAAGGAGAGTGTTTAAGTAATCAAGAAAAACTAATCCAACCTATTAAATCAAACCCTGCGGTTTTTAATGGGTCGGTAAGAGGATTTTGGGCATTACCAAACTATGGTTATTTCGATAGTTTTCAAATCAATAAGCCAACGTTTAAACAATATTTAAAACAAATTATTGACGATTCAAATGAACAACAATCATTTTTATTATCAAACATAATTGATTATTCTTACAATGAAGAAATTTTATCTGTATTTACGAAAGACATTATGGATAAAATGGAAAACGAATTTTTAAAGTTTTCCAAATCAATGTATCAATATCAGACACAGCAAGTTGGACAAACAATTACTACTACGGTTATGATTGATAAATTATCAACAGACCCAAATCAGAGTTTCTTAAATTTCCAAATGTTACTTAAAGAAATGATGTCTGTTGAAATAACCACACCTAATGTTACAAATTCTAATGAACAAACAAGTACTATAAAAAACAAACAATTTGAAAAAATAAATAATATTATAAAAAACTTTTTAGAGTATGATATTGTTTTCAAATATGGAAATCCAGGAAACTACGACAGATTAATATTTGATAGTTTTAATCCAAATGTTTTTGTTGAAAACAAATTAACATTTAATCCATATGTACAAAATTCATTACCAACTTCAGCGGTAACTAATGTTAGTTTAGCGACATATATTTCATATAATCCGCAGTCTTGGAGAAATTTAGAATTATATGTTGGTTATTCTACCGAGTCAGGTATTACGTATACTAGTACAGGAAGTACCATAACTGATTTCTTCATTGATATGAATATTGAATTCATACCAGAAAATGTAATCCAATTGGCCCCGATAATTAAAATTTATGCAACACAAAAGAAAATTGACCCAACATTAAATAAAACTAAGTTTGTTACACTATTATCTGATTTTATGATTCAAAATCAAACATTCAGTAATGGGTTATTCAATATGGTATTTAATAAATTAAGGGTTGGATTACCTGATATTGTAGAAGTTCCTGAAAAGAAAGATGACACTATTTTACAAGGAGAATTATCTAAAGTTGATTTGTGGGAAAGATTTAAAGGACTTAATGATACTTGGATTGCTGGGTATGATTATACCCAAACTACATTTTTAGAAGACGTTTTAATTTTGGATAGGGCGAATAGAAATATATCAGATGAAGTTTTAATAGACCCATTTAAAGTTAGAGAATTATTATCTAATGTTAATTTTGGGGCATCTGTTTATGGATATATTGAATCAATCTTAGACATACATCATTTTATTTGTATGATGCATCCTGGTTATATCAACTATTATAATGTCCAAGAAATTTCTAGACAAGAAGATGTTCCTAAATCCGAGGGAACTTTAGAATTTGGTAATACTTTGTTTGGAACTTATCTTAATGTAGATACTAGAGCGTGTTCACCTAAATTAGTTTGTGTTTATGCGGCAGAACCAAGTAAATACCAACAAATGGACAAGAACGATACTTATCGATTTGCGTCAGATACGTTTGATTTAAGAAGAAGTAGTGATAATCCGTTGACAGAAAATTTATCAGGTAAAAAAGATTGGGGATTATCAAATAAAGTGGTAGGGTTTAATTTAGATATTGGTATTAGAAATCAAAATGTTTTCTTTGGATTTGATGTTTCCCAAGACAACGCAAAACCTACCGCAGAATCTTTGGCACAAAATGATAGAATGATACGACAAGCTAATGGAAAAGAAGTTGCCACACAAAACGTATCTTTATGGAACTTTTATAACAATAGGTCATATCAATGTAGAGTTTCTTCGTTAGGAAACGCGATGATTCAACCAACAATGTACTTTAACTTAAGACATGTACCAATGTTTAATGGACCTTATTATATTTTAGATGTTAAACATACAATATCTCCGGGTAAATTTGAAACCCAATTTACGGGGATTAGACAACAAATTTTCTCTCTTCCAAAAATGGAAAGTTATATTCAAACTTTAACAAAACAATTATTTGTTGATTTAAAAGCAAAAATAAATCAAAAAATAAATACAAATCCATCAGATAATGCAACTACCAATAGTAGTCCGGCTACCGCGGGACAAACAACCACAACAACAACAAGTAATGTCCCTGTTGTGAATACAAATACAGTTGATAATTCACAAAATTGTCAACCAAATTTAAATCCGGATTATTCAACATATATTGCCGCAACACAAACTCAAACATCTTTAAGTACTAAAGAGGTCATAGATGGAATGAACCAGGTGATAAGAGATACTACAGGAAATTTAGATGTTACAAAAATGTTATCATTTGTTACAACTTATCTTGCATCTTATAAAAACCAACAATTTACTGCTTGGAACAATAACTTTGCAAATGTACAATTAACAATAAAGTGGCCAGGGGAATTACCTAAGTTTTTCAAAAATGAATATTTGTGTAATACTGGGGCTGATGGATATTCTTATCCATATGCAACATTCTTAGATGCAAATAATTTATTTGAATTACTACAAGCAAAATGGAAAGATGTTTCTCCTGATTTTCAAATAACTTCTGAATCATTAACTAAGGCTTGGGTTACAAAATGGAATAGGACAACAACTATGACACAAGAAGAGTATGACCAATTTATTCTTAAAAATCAAACATATTATAATAATTTATTATTATCGGTTAAAGACGCAATAAATTTAGCAACAACACTTGGATTGATAAGTCCACCTCCACCTACGGTTACGTTAGACTATTTAGGTGAATTTACTTCAATACAAGGAAACAATTCTAGTTATTATAATATAAAAAATAAAGCGGGAAAATATTACGTATTAAGAATTAATGATGCCACTTTCGATGATAATAATGTTGGGTTAGTTCAATTTTTTGATGAAAATGATTTAGGAGGACTTCCATTACCATATAATTGTGGTGCGGGTGTAGATACAAATTATTCTAATGATTGTGTAGTCAATAGTGGAAATCCTGGAAGAATTATGATGACAGTTCAGTATTATCCTAAAGGGGTACTTAATTCAACTTTAATAACTTTAAATAAGGTATTTGAACAAAAATAAAAACAATATAAGATATTTTAAAACATTATTATATTTATAGTAAAATAATACTATGAGCAACGTAAAATTAATATTGGACTCTTACTTAGGAAAGAATACAAGGTATACTGAAAAAGATGCCGGAAATGGATTTAAAGAAGTTTGTGATTTGGACACCGGAGATTGTTATACAATAAGAATGAAAGATGGACTTATTGAAAGGGTTGACGACATGGTTTCCAAAAATAAAAAATTCCAAGTTGAAACACGTAATGGTGTTAAACAATTATTAAATGGTTAATAATATGGGAAATATAGACAAAAAAATATTAGAAGAATTATCAAGATATAATTATATTAACAAGTATGTAACTGAACAGGAATTACCTGCGTTACCGCCACCTCCAGGTGGAGATGTTCCTACAGCACCTCCTGCCCCCGGAGCGGTACCTGCAGCACCTCCGGCTCCTGAAGCTGCGGGTGGAGAACCTTCTACTGTTGATGTAGAAACTGACCCTGACGTAGAAAAAATTGATAATAAAGGTAAAAGTGAAGAATCGGGAGAAGAAGGTACAGAAGAATTAGATATTACCGATTTAGTTACATCACAAAAAGAAATTGGAAAAAAGCAAGAAGATTATTTTGAGCAATTATTTAGTCAGTTAGAAAACTTGGAATCTAAATTAGGAGAAATGGATTCTTTGGTAACCAAGTTAAATTCTTTAGAAGAAAAAATTGAGAGGTATAGACCTAAAACACCACAAGAAAAATTGGAGTTAAGAAGTTTAGATTCGGGTCCTTACAATCAAAAGTTAAGTGATTTCTTCATTGATAAAGAAGCTGATATGGAAAAATCGGGAAAAAACGAGTATATTTTAACAACTGATGATGTTGAAAATTTTTCGCCATCTGAAATAAGAGGAACGTTTAACCCTAGTCAAGAACAAAAGAATTTCGGAATTTAATTTGACAAAGAACGTTATTAAGTTTATATTTAGGTATCTATAAATTATCTAAATATATAAAACAATGATGTCAACACTAGATTCAGTCTTAGCACAGTACGAAAAATCACAACAGTCAGGTAACTCAGGCAACAAAATGTCTATGGACGAGCGAATGAAAAAGTATTTCGCCGCAATTTTACCACAGGGACAAAGTTCCGCACAAAAACGAATCCGTATTCTACCTACAAAAGATGGTTCATCTCCATTTGTAGAAGCGTGGTTTCATGAAGTACAAGTTGGAGGTCAATGGAATAAAATCTATGACCCCGCAAAAAATGACAATGAAAGGTCACCCCTAAATGAAGTTTATGAAGAATTAATTTCCACAGGAAAAGACTCTGATAAAGAACTTGCAAAGCAATATAAGGCGAGAAAATTTTATATTGTAAAAGTTATTGATAGAGATAAACCTGAAGATGGAGTTAAGTTTTGGAGATTCAAACACAACTATAAGAACGAAGGGGTATTAGATAAGATAATTCCTATTTGGAGAGCAAAAGGTGATATTACAGACCCTGAAAAAGGACGAGATTTGATAATTGAATTGTCAAAAGCAAAAACACCTAAAGGAAAAGAGTATACTGTAATTCAAACGGTTATGTATGATGACCCATCTGCAGTTCATGAAGATAAAACAATTATGAACACATGGGTTAGTGATGAATTAACTTGGAAAGATGTGTATTCTAAAAAACCTGAAGATTATTTAGAGGCGATTGCAAGAGGAGAAACACCACGTTGGGACTCAGATGCAGGTAAGTATGTTTATGGAGACTCATCCACAGGTGAAGTGAGTATGGGAGGTTCTAAGTCTTACTCTGACCCACAAGCAGGTATGGAACCTGACGAAGAATTACCTTTTTAAATTGATTATGAGCATGGACAATTGCAAAGACATTTTGTCCATGCTCTTTTTTTACCCAAAAAATTAAAAAAAATATACAATGGCAATCAAAAAAAACGATTTTAAAACTATAAAAGATAAGTTCTCTACTTCGGCAAAATATAAACCACAAAGATATTTTGATTTAGGTACGGAATTTTTGGACGCGGTAGGATTACCAGGACCGGCAATCGGACACCTAAATATGTTTTTAGGTCATTCTGATACAGGTAAAACAACTGCGTTAGTTAAAGCGGCAGTCGATGCACAAAAGAAAGGAATACTTCCTGTCTTTATTATTACAGAACAAAAATGGAGTTTTGAACATGCAAAACTTATGGGATTTGAGTGTGAAGAAGTTGTTGATGAATCAACAGGTGAGATGGATTGGGATGGGTTTTTTATCTTCAATAATAACTTTGACTATATTGAACAGATTACTGATTATATTAATTCACTATTAGATGCACAAGAAAAAGGGGAATTGGATTACAGTTTGCTTTTTTTATGGGATTCTGTTGGTTCAGTACCATGTAAAATGACATACGAAGGAAAGGGAGGTAAACAACATAACGCTTCTACATTAGCCGATAAAATCGGTATGGGAATCAACCAAAGAATATCAGGAAGTAGAAAGGCTGATTCTAAATATGAAAACACATTAGTTATTGTCAATCAACCGTGGGTTGAATTACCCGATAATCCTTTTGGACAACCAAAAATTAAAGCAAAAGGCGGAGAAGCGATTTGGTTAAATTCTTCTTTAGTATTTTTATTTGGAAATCAAAAAGGGGCCGGTACAAATAAAATTACGGCAACAAAAGACAAACGAACTGTGAAGTTCGCGACCCGTACTAAAATTTCTGTATTGAAGAATCATATTAATGGTTTAGGTTATGAGGATGGTAAAATAATTGTAACACCTCATGGATTTTTAGCGGGAAAAGAAGCGGCAGAAGAAAAGACTTCAATAGAGAATTATAAAAAAGAATACGCGGAGTATTGGAAAGAACTTCTTGGTGTTAATTCTATTGATTTTGATTTAAAAGAAGAAAAAGAATAATATTTTTAATTGTGACGAAAACTTTATTAGTTGATGGTAACAACCTACTAAAAATAGGATTTTATGGTGTAAAAGAATTTTACCATAAAGGAGAGCATGTTGGTGGTATTTGGCATTTTATTAACACAATTAAAAAATTTGTTGAGGAATCAAATATTGATAAAGTCGTTGTCTTTTGGGACGGAGAAGGAAGTAATTCCGCAAGAAGATTAATCTACCCTCAATATAAAGAACAAAGACGTTCCGAGTCTAATGAATTTAAGGAAGATTCTTTTTATCGACAGAAAAATAGAGTAAAACAATATCTAGAAGAAATGTTTGTTAGGCAAATTGATGTCAATAACAATGAGGCGGATGATTTAATTGCTTATTATTGCCATATTTCTGAAGATGAGAAAAAAATAATTTTTTCTTCTGATAGAGATTTAGTACAACTAATTTCTGAACACGTATCAATCTATTCTCCTAACACTAAAAAAACTTATAAAAAAGGTGACAAAATAAAAATTTATTACTATGATTTCCCTCACGAAAACATCAAAACTTATAAGATAATTTCAGGAGATAAGTCAGATAATATAAATGGAATCTATAATTTGGGAGAAAAAACTTTAGTAAAATTATTTCCTGAAATACTTGAAAAGAAAATCGGAATTTCCGATATTTTAGAAAAGGCTGAGGAGTTGTTAAAGACAGACAAAAACAATACGGCTCTTAAAAATTTACTAACAGGAAAAACAAAAACAGGAATCTATGGGAATGAATTTTTTGAAATTAATGAAAAAATTGTCGATTTATCAAACCCATTGATTAATGAAGAAGGTAAGACATTAGTTGAACAATATTATAGAGAATCATTAGACCCTGATGGTAGAGGATATAAGAATCTAATGAAACTTATGATGGAAGACGGGTTCTTTAAATTCCTACCTAAAACAGATGACGCTTGGGTCAATTTTATAAAACCATTCATGAAATTAACAAGAAAAGAAAAAAAAAATTATAACGAGAACAAAAAAAATTAAATTATGAAAGAACAGGACATTACAAAGATGGAGTTTCTACTTACGTTGAACGATAGAATTATTGTACAACGATTCTACAACGTGAAAAATTATAACCCTATTGCGAAATCTTCGCTAGAGTTATATGAGTATGTAAAAGAACTTAAAGGTGAACTTGAAGGTGAGTTGAAAATGAGAACAGTGAATTACATGCTTGACAACATGCAACAAATCATGGAAGATGATTCGGTGTTAAACACTTCAATGACAGAAGGAAATGAGTACTTTAATTTGTTTATTAAAATTGGAGAAGAGACAATTTGTCATAGAATCTTTAACGCTAAATTGTACCCACCTAAAGTTAGATACACCGTAGACCTACGTCCGCAACTAAAAAGTATTCTTAAGTCTTTAACTGACATTTTTTCGGCTGAAAATTTAACTTATGAATATTGCGGACTTACGTTAGCGGTATAATATTTATCAATTACATAAAGAAAAATAGAGCATGAATTCGGACAAAAATTTTAATTATTTAGGTGAAACATTTCAATTACAACTTCTAAACCAAATAACTGTAGACAAAGAATTCGCTCGTTCAATCATAGATGTTATTGAAACAAATTACTTTGAAAATAAGTACTTCAAACTAATCATACAGATGATTAAGGAGTATTATAAAAAGTATGAATCAAGTCCATCTTTTGACACCTTACAACAGATAACAAAGTCAGAAATTACTCAAGAGTTAGCGGCAAAAATTGTTTTAGATACCTTAACTAAGGTTAAAGATGCCCCACTTGAAGGATGTACATTTGTACAAGAAAAAGCTTTGAAGTTTTGTAAACAACAAGAGTTACAAAAAGCGATAACTAAGGCTCAAAAAATTATTGATGGAGGAGAATTTGAAAACTATGACGCACTTGAAGAAATGGTTAGAGATGCGTTACAAGTTGGTGAGATTGATAGAGGGACTGAAGATGTATTTCATAATTTAGATGATGTACTTAATGATGATTTTAGACATCCTGTACCTATGGGAATACCGGGTATTGATAAGTTAATGAAAGGCGGTTTGGCTAAAGGAGAAATAGGAGTTGTTTTAGCACCTACTGGGGTAGGTAAGTCAACATTGTTAACTAAAATCGCAAACCATGCGTTTAATTTAGGATATAATGTTTTACAAATTTTCTTTGAAGACAACCCAAAGATTATTCAAAGAAAACATTTTACTCTTTGGACAGGAATTGCCCCTGATGATTTGGCAAATAAAAAGGATGAGGTAATTTCAAAGGTAACAGACATTAAGGAAACTATGAAAAATAAGTTAATCCTTAAAAAATTACCATCCGACACAATGACGATGTTACAGATAAAGAATCAAGTTAGAAAGATGATTGCAGAAGGTAATCATATTGATATGATACTATTGGATTACATCGACTGTATAGTACCTGAAAAAAATCTTGGTGATGAATGGAAGAGTGAAGGTTCAGTTATGAGGGCGTTCGAGGCCATGTGCCATGAATTAAATATTGTAGGATGGACAGCAACTCAAGGAAATCGTTCTTCAATTTCATCAGAAGTGGTTACCACCGACCAGATGGGTGGTTCTATTAAAAAAGCACAAGTTGGTCACGTTATCATTTCAGTGGCAAAAACTTTACAACAAAAAGAAATGAAATTAGCAACAATTGCAATAACCAAATCAAGAATAGGTTCTGATGGTGTTGTCTTCGAAAATTGTAAATTCGACAACGAAATGATTCAAATAGACACAGAAAGTTCTGTAACTTTCTTAGGGTTTGAAGAACAAAAAGAAGAACAAAAGAGGGATAGGGTTAAAGAGCTTCTCGAACAAAGAAAGATTAGAGAGCAACAAAAACAAAATAAAACACAATAAATTTAAAACTTAATAAAATAAAAAATTATGGACGCGTCACAAAAGATTTTGTCTGACCTAACTGTCTACATGAAGTACGCTAAGTTCGTACCTGAATTGAATAGACGAGAGACTTGGGAAGAGTTAGTAACAAGAAACATGAATATGCACATAAAAAAATTTCCATCAATGGAAAAAGAAATTCGAGAGAATTACAAGTATGTGTATGATAAAAAAGTATTACCGTCAATGAGGTCAATGCAGTTTGGAGGAAAACCAATTGAAATTTCACCAAACAGAATTTATAACTGTGCATATCTACCAATTGACCATTTAGATGCTTTTTCAGAATCAATGTTTTTACTTTTAGGTGGAACAGGTGTTGGATATTCAGTACAGAAACATCATATTGAGAAGTTACCTGAAATTAGAAAACCTAACGCAAATAGAAAAAGAAGATTTTTAATTGGAGATTCAATTGAAGGATGGGCTGACGCAATTAAAGTACTACTTAAATCTTATTTTGGAGAACAATTATCAACACCTGAGTTTGATTTCTCTGATATCAGACCAAAGGGTGCTCAATTAGTAACTTCAGGTGGTAAAGCACCGGGACCTCAACCATTGAAAGATTGTCTTCATAAATTACAAGGAATGTTAGAAGCAAAAGAAGATGGTGATAAATTAACTCCTATTGAAGTTCATGATATGATATGTCATATTGCGGACGCAGTATTGGCCGGAGGAATTCGTAGAGCGGCACTTATTAGTTTATTCAGTGCTGATGACCATGAAATGATTGCGTGTAAATCAGGAAATTGGTGGGAAACAAATCCACAAAGAGGTAGAGCTAATAACTCAGCGGCACTTTTGAGACACAAAATCACTAAGGAATTTTTTATTGACTTATGGAAACGAGTTGAAGCATCAGGAGCGGGAGAACCAGGGATTTATTTTACAAATGATAAAGATTGGGGAACTAATCCTTGTTGTGAAATTGCACTTAGACCAAACCAATTCTGTAATTTATGTGAAGTTAATGTATCTGACATTGAATCTCAAGAAGATTTAAATAACAGAGTTAGAGTTGCATCTTTTATTGGAACTCTACAGGCGGGATATACTGATTTTCATTACTTACGTGATGTTTGGAAGAGAACTACAGAGAAAGACGCATTGATTGGAGTATCTATGACAGGAATTGGTTCAGGAGTTGTTTTAGGATATAATATGAAAGAGGCGGCTAAAATCGTTAAAGAAGAGAATGAAAGAGTTGCGGGATTAATTGGGATTAATAAATCGGCAAGAACGACAACTGTTAAACCTGCAGGAACAACATCATTAACATTAGGTACTTCTTCAGGTATTCACGCTTGGCACAACGACTATTATGTTCGTAGAGTTCGCGTAGGTAAAAATGAGTCAATCTATCAATACTTAAAGGATAATCACCCTGAGCTTATTGAAGATGAATATTTCCGTCCACACGATACTGCAGTGATTTCAGTACCACAAAAAGCTCCACAAGGTGCGATATTGAGAAGTGAAAGTCCTTTCCAATTATTAGAAAGAATTAAAAAGATAACTGAAGATTGGGTTAGACCTGGACACAGAAGTGGTTCAAATACACATAATGTATCTGCAACAGTTAGCTTAAAACCTGAAGATTGGGAATTAGCGGGAGAGTGGATGTGGAATAATAGAGAATATTATAATGGACTATCAGTTTTACCATATGATGGAGGAACATACATCCAAGCACCATTTGAAGACTGTACAGAAGAACAATTTGAACAAATGTTTTCTAAGTTACATTCAATCGATTTGAGTAAAGTTGTTGAGTTACAAGACAATACTGATTTAAGTGGAGAACTAGCTTGTGCTGGTGGAGCATGTGAAATTAAATAATTGATATGGCAAAGAACTCTCAAGATTGGATATTACAACAGTACGCAAAAGAAATTGCGGACAAACAAAAAAAATCTGAAGACTTTTATTATGAAGATGGTAAAAAAGTGATGACCGAAGAGTATCATTTAAAAAGAGGATTTTGTTGTGGGTCAAAATGTAGACATTGTCCTTACTCACCAAAATATGTAAAAGGAACTACAGAAATAGAATAATAATACATTAATCGGGACATATGTCCCGATTTTTGTTTATAAAAAAAAGTGAAAGACTATATTTATAGTTATGGCAAATGGTAAAACATACGGAGTCTCATTCCCATTTAATACTTCAACAGAAGGGGACTACTTAAAATTAACTCAAACCGCTAATGACGAAATAAGGGCGGATTTAATTCATCTTTTGTTAACTAGAAAAGGTAGTAGATATTTCTTACCTGATTTTGGAACAAGATTATATGAATATATTTTTGAGCCTTTAGATACACCAACCTTTAATAGTATTGAATCTGAAATTAGAGAAGCGTGTGAAAAATATATACCACAACTTAAAATCACCAATATTTCCGTTAAAGCGTTATCTAGTGAAGAAACTAATGTAACTGTTAATAGCAATGGTGTTGTTACAAATAATGAATATTATTTACCTGGTACAAATACTGTTGAATATACCGCTAAAGTTAGAATAGATTATGTAATAACAGATGATGTATTTGGGTCTAAAGATTTCGTTATTTTAAATATTTAATTAATATGGCAGAACAAAGAATATCGTATACTGTAAGAGATTTCCAAGCAATTAGAACGGAATTAATAAATTATACAAAGACTTATTATCCGACCTTAATTGATAATTTTAATGATGCATCAATTTATTCGGCATTGATGGATTTAAATGCTGCGGTTGCGGATAATTTACACTATCATATTGATAGAAGTGTACAAGAAACTGTATTACAATATGCCCAACAAAAATCTTCAATATTTAATATTGCAAGAACATATGGATTAAAGTTACCCGGACAAAGACCATCAGTAGCGTTAGTTGATTTTTCAATTACAGTTCCGGCAAATGGTGACAAAGATGACGAAAGATATGAAGGTCTATTAAGAAGAGGAAGTCAGGTTACAGGTGCAGGACAAATATTTGAAAACGTTTATGATATTGATTTTTCATCTCCATATGACTCACAAGGATATCCAAACAGATTAAAAGTTCCAAACTTTGATGGAAATAACAATTTAGTGAACTATACCATAACTAAAAGAGAATTAGTAGTTAATGGTATTACAAAGGTATTCAAACAAGTGATAACTCCAAATGATGTTAGACCATTTTTTGAATTATTTTTACCTGAAAAAAATGTACTTGGAGTTACTGCCGTAATCCAAAGAGACGGAACTAATTATGCAAATGTACCATCGGCTCAAGAATTTTTATCTCCAACAGGAAAATGGTATGAAGTTGATGCGTTGGCTCAGGATAGAGTCTTTATTGAAGACCCAACAAAACCAAGTGACAAACCCGGTGTTAAAGTTGGGAAATATATTACAACAAATAGTAGATTTATTACTGAATATACACCTGAAGGATTTTTAAAAATGACCTTTGGGGGTGGAAATAATTCTGCGGATGAACAACTTAGAAATTTCGCTAAATCAGGATTTAATACTCAATCAATGCAAAACTATTTAAATAATTTTTCATTGGGAAGCACATTAAAAGCAAACACTACATTATTCGTACAATATCGTATCGGAGGAGGTTTAGGAACAAATTTAGGTGTCAACGTAATAAATCAAATTGGAACAGTATCATTCTTTGTTAATGGACCTTCAGAAACCACAAATACCGCGGTTGTTAATTCACTTAGATGTAATAATGTTACCGCAGCAATAGGTGGGGCAGGACTACCTACATTAGAAGAAATCAGAAACTTTGTTTCATTTAACTTTTCAGCACAAAACAGAGCGGTAACGGTTAATGACTACGAGGCGTTAATAAGGAAAATGCCAGGACAATTTGGTGCACCGGCAAAAGTTGCGATTGTTGAAGAAGACAATAAAGTTAAGATAAAAATATTATCATACGATACATCAGGTGCGTTAACTGCGATTGTGTCAAATACTTTACTTAATAATATTGCAGAGTATCTATCTAATTATAGAATGTTGAATGACTATATCTCTGTCGAAACCGCACAAGTAATTGATTTGGCAATTGAGGTTTCAGTTGTGCTAGACGCTAGTCAGAATCAGGGAGTTGTTATTGGTAAAATAATAAACCTAATTTCTGATTATTTTAATCCTGCAACAAGACAGTTAGGTGAGAATGTAAACTTATCAGAAGTTAATAGATTTATCCAATCCGAAAATGGAGTAATATCTTTAACTGATTTAAAAGTTTTTAACAAAGTTGGAGGCCAATACTCATCATCTGAAACATCAATGGCATATTCAGACTCGTCAACAAAACAAATACAACCTACTGATGGAACTATTTTTGCATTACCAAATCAAGTGTATCAGATAAGATACCCTAACAAGGATATAACGGTTAAGGTGAAAAACTTCCAAACCGTTTCTATAAGTTAATAACGATTTATTTATTTTATAAAGTTTCTATTTTTAATGTAACTTGTTTTTATTAAATAAAAACATAGTTAGGACTTTTAAAAATTGTCCATCAACTATTTATGAAATAAAGAATTATTAATGGGAAAATCTTATAGGATAAAGGCTACACCAGGAAAAGACCAAAATTTAGTTTTACAGGTAGACCAAGATTTTGAACAATTAGAGATATTATCACTTAAAATAAGACAGTCAGATGTTTACACTAGAATGTGTTCTGACTACGGTGTAATTGCCGGTAGAGTTTTTGCCAACAATGGATATGGAATACCAAAAGCAAAATTATCTATTTTTATTCCTGTCAGTGACCAAGATTTACAAAATCCCACAATATCTACAATATATCCGTATAAAACTTTAAGCGACACCAATGAGGATGGGTATATCTATAATTTATTACCCTACTTACCTTCGTATCCTGGACACGTTGCTACAGGAACTTTCCCATCTAGAAAAGACAATTTAGTTGACCAAACGGCCATTGAAATATACGACAAATATTACAAATATACCGTACAAACAAATGAAAGTGGAGACTTTTTAATTTATGGTGTCCCTGTTGGAACACACACCTTAGTTATGAATGTTGATTTGTCAGACATAGGTCAGTTCTCAATGACACCACATGATTTAATAAGAATGGGAATTGCGACAACCGAACAAGTTGATGGTGTAAAATTTAAAGCGTCTACTAATTTATTAGAGTTACCTCAAATTATTATTATAAATAAAAGTATAGAAGTATCTCCATTTTGGGGAGAAGAAGATGTTTGCCAAATAGGAATAACAAGAACTGATTTTGATTTAACTGCAGAGAAAAATGTAAAGATACAACCAACTTCCATATTTTTAGGTTCTCTTTTAAGTGGTTCAAATAATGTTGCATTAAAAACAAATTGTAAGGCAAAGAAAAATTTGGGGGATTTGTGTCAATTAGTTACAGGTCCTGGTGAAATATTGGCAATTACACAAACAATTTTTAATGATGCAAATGGTTTACCTATTTTAGAACAGGCAAAGTTACCAAATGCGGGAAAATTAATTGATGGTGATGGTAATTGGATGTTTGACTTACCGATGAATTATAATTATGTCACAACAGATGAATTTGGAAACATAGTTATTTCTGATGACCCAACTGTCGGAGTTCCAACACAGGCCAAATATCGATTCAAGATTAAATGGCAACAAAGTAAAAGTATCTCTGAAGATTACAAAAGGGCCTATTACTTAGTACCAAATCTTAAAGAAAAAGGTTGGACAAATTCATCTGCAGACCCATTGATTATTGGAGGTGGAGCACTATCAAACATGATACAATCATATGCGTTTGACTTAGATTGGTCTGCATATACTTTTGGGTCATTAAATTTATTAAATAATGAATTATTATCTTACATTAATTGTGAGGATAGATTTTATTTATTTGATTATAACAAAGTTTATACCGTATCAGGTTTAATTGATAATTTTAAATTTCAAAATAATAAAGAGAGGTTTATTGGGATTAAACAAATTGGTGATTTAAGTTGCGACGATAACGTAAACCCATTCCCTGTTAATGATGGGGTATTTCATACCCCATTACTTTGGATAATACTGAATATCGTATTATCAATTATTGGTGTAGTATTATTACCAATAATAATAATGTATGATTTTGTGGCATTTTTAATTAATTTAATATATAAAATTGTTGTAAAAATTTTATGTGAATTATGTGGAATAAGAATCATAAGAGTTCGCCCATTTGGGTGGATTTGTAGGTCAATTGGGCTTGATTGTAATATGTCTCATTCATTACTACATCCATTAAAATTACCTGTGTTAACTTATCCTGATTGTGAGGCGTGTGATTGTGATACGGGGGCTCAAGCTAATGCCCAAACACCTGTAACTCCTGACCCTGACCCACAACCAACACCCGCAACAATTTTACCTTTAAATAATCCTAATACGTATACTGACTTAGTAACTAATTTTTCAAGTGTCTTTCCTTTCCCATGTTTCAGTCCTACTCATGCTTCAAAAATAATTGAATTAATTTCAGGAACACAAGCAACTGACGCGACAACATATACCACACCTGATGTTGTATATCCATTATCAAAAAAATATGTTTGTAATGATTTACCACTTGGTGAGAGAATAAACTTATTTAATGCTAAAGGCTCGTATTTTACAGGTAGAAATCAAGTTAGAGTTGTAGTCGAGCCCGCGGTAAATAATTCTAATCCTAATTTATTTCACCTTGACAACACCTTGACGTTTTTAGCAAATGAAAACGGACCTGCGGTTTGGACGGCAGGAACACTTTTTAGTTTTGTTAGGCCAGGAAGTTCTTTAGACCCTAATGTTACTGGGGCGACTACAAACAGTTTTGGTACTAATTCTTTAACAGGAACAACTAATTACCCAAGTTCAGTACAAATTACTTATGCAAGTTTAACACAAAGAGCGGGCATAAATTCTAATATACCGGTAACTTACAACACACCTCAAATTGCGTCAAATGCGGGCAGTACTATCGTATATTCTTATCCGTCAGATATTGAATATTTCCAAGTTATAACCGCTATGACAATTACCCAATTCAGGGCTATTAACTCAACGGCATTAAATAATAGTTTTTCAGACATATTAGAAAGTAATACAACGATATATTCTTATGATTGGGATTCATTAAACCTCCAATGGATTCCATGTTCATCTAAATCAATAACACCTATTGATTATGTGGATAATGAACAAGTAGTAGTTATAGTCCAAAGAGGGGTTGACCCATATTCACCAAAGACGGCAATTGAGTTTGATTTAAGTAAAATTTTTGGATTAACTTCTTTTGGTTCGGCACAACACAAAGTCACAGGTCAATATAGATTAAACGTACCAATTAAAAACTCAGACCAAACTCTTTTACAATCTGGGGAAATATACGACCAAGTTGAAATAATGTATGACCACCAACCGTCACCTACTCAAATTAATAATGGTACGGCAAATAATGGATTCAATTTATTTTTCCCATCAGTTTTTTTTCAACCATCACCATCGTATAGTCAATACCCAACAAATAATCATAAATATTATTCAAGTATTTGTTATAGAAATACATATGGGGTTTATCCTCCTGCGGCACCCTCACCATTTCCTCCTGCAGGTTATAATGTTTCTCCTCCAAATCCAACGTATTTGTTGAATTATACACAAGTTAACGCTAGGTGTAATAATGTTTCAGTAATAAATGCATGTCATTCAGTTGCGGTACCATATAAAGACATTGTCAGTCAAGATGGGTCACCTAACGGTAACCACTATTGGAGTTCTACATTTAATGTCCCTCAAAAATATGATAGTAATGAATCAATTGTTGGTGCATCTTATATGTTTAAAAGTACTTCTGGTGTGCCAGTGGTATATTATAGTCCGATATACACATATTACACAACTCCTCCAATGATAATGTCAAATGGGTTATTAAATGTAATGAGAAGTGATAGATTACCGTCTTCTGACACATACCCCGCATCATCAAGTCAAAATAATAACACATATTTACTACAACAAAATCAATCGATAGTCATTTATCCATACTCAAATACAGGTGCGGTACAGGTATTACCGGGAGTAAGTACAGGTGGGTCAAATCAAGATGGGTCTTCTGAAAGTGGGGCAACCTCTTTTGAAGACAGCGCTTTGGCAACATTTAATGATTGTTCGGCATTAGTCGATTTAAATTGTTATAGAAATTCAGGATTAGGTTTAACTGTAGACCAATCATGTAAAGATGATGATATTATAGATAGTTCCGGATGCTATGTTTTTTGTAAAAATTGTGACAATAGTAATCCGTTTAAAATACTTACGGAAGACATTGCAAAAGATATCGCATCATACCCTAGATGGTTTGTCAGATTTAAATTTTTCTACGGGCTATGTCAAGGAGTTTTAAGTGAGGTATTCAATAATAATTGGGTAAACGGTACTTTATTTGCGTTTCCGTTTAAGATAAACACATATTATAATAGTCTAAATCAAGTTAGCCAGCGTAAATATTGTCCATATGTGATTGTATTACACCCAACAACTAACAATTTTTACTATAGAAGTTCTCCTTGGGATGGAACATCTTTTATTGGCGCGAATAGTCCAGGAAGAACAGATAAGGGGTCAAATAGTAAAAATTTAAAATATCCCACAACGGTATTTAATATGGGTCCTAGAGATGAGTTTTTAAAATATATCACACTTAATGGTAATTACGAAGGATATAATATGAAAAACTTTACGGAGACAACCCACCATGACAATTCAGATATTGTTAATTTATTTGGTATTTTAAGAATTATAGACTCAAGCTTTTTAAACTCATTTGTTGGAAACCAAATAAGAAAATTATTTTCAAGAAATGGGTTAAAGGTAGATGCAGATTTTGCTCAAACGGCAGCAGTAAATACACAATTAGGTATAGTACCATTTGATACAAGTGCTGGAGCTTATAGTACTACTCCTCCGGCAAATTCGGTTTTAGCAGCAAACGTTACCGCGACTAATAGTATTATGATGGGTGTATTCTTTTCAGCAACAACCGAAGGAATGCAAATAAGAGACTATCTATCTCCTGTTAGAACAATTAGATGGAATGTATTATTTCCAACAGTTTACGCTTACGATTACGTACCTATTCACACTCAATTAACTCCACACTATAGTTGGAATTTACAATCATCAACAACTGTATTTGGTAGTCAACTTAATGAATGGGGAACAAATACCGTTGGAACTGAAATAAGACAATTTAAATATCAGGCGATGGACAGACTTTCTGACCCATATCCAAAATATAATATAGGTGTTAACCAATATAATGCAAAAGGTTATATATATGCAGATAATAGTAACAACCCAACAACATCTCTTTTCCAAGATTCGGGAATAACATTTAATCCTCCACAAACACTCGGTGGAGCTCCGTTTTATTTTTATTTTGGACTTAAAAAAGGTGTTACATCATTAAATAAATTTAGAAATGAATTCTTAGGAGAAATTAATTATAATGACCAATAGAAAAGATACAACTATAGTTTTAGGTTCTAAAAGATATAAGACGGCAATTAATACCGATTTATCTTTAGTTGTCCCTTTAGATAATACTCAAAAAGAACTAGATGAGTTTGACAGGAGTAGTGTCTTGAGTTTATCTCAAGTATTTGATGATGAAAGACAAGAATCAACAACATTCAGACCAACCGCTGAAATAGATTTTATTTTTTATAATGTCTATAGCGGAACAACTTTTTTGGGGGTAACAAATGAATATAAACCTTTTACTAATAATTTATATTATGTTAATCTATTAAGTTCATTTGGTAATACTAGTTATTCTGGATTTCCACAATACAATGAGTTTGACTTAATACGTACAGATAATAATATATCAGGATATACAACTAATTCAGGGACGACAGACCCACATATATGGTTTGTTAACAAAAGTGCGTCAACATATAATTGGACACAATACCTTTCTTATGCGTATAGAAATGATACTCTAAAAAAATTAAAATATTATTATCCCGATGGTTCAATTGTTAATTGGAAATCGGGTGACGGAATACCTTTTTATATTCAGAATCCTTATGTTGAAAATGGGCAAGATTTAATTTCGTTTGTTTGTCCTGTTGAACATGGATTATCTGTTGGTGAGTATGTGGAGCTAAACATTCCGGGTTGGAATGGGTATAATGGACAAAAAGTATTTCAAGTATATTCTTTAGGACAATCAGGTTTTAATTCAGATAAATATATTTTTAATATATTCAATTATGGTTTTTACTATGGTAATTTTAATAATTCATCTAAAGGTACGTTTAAAAGAATTGTTGATATTACAAATTCTGCGGAAACCAAGTCAATATATTATGTTAGAAGACATAGAATATTAACAAATGTGGATGAGGCAATACTAACAAATGCGGCATTTGAGTTAAATCCATTTGACGCTGAAAGACAATATGAGTTTAGTTCATTAACACCTGACAAACAAGCAAGAATAACCCAAAGAGAAGGAAATCAATCATATCTTCTTAGTTTTTCAAAGGATATAGACCTTAAAAGATTTAGAGATAATTTAAAAAGACCTATAACTGAAATTTATTTTACTTTTGTTAATAAAGGATATTTTGGGTGGTTTAATAAACCAATAGACGGAACAATAATTAATACTCCTGCATTGAAAGAAGGGTTTGGATTTAATATATCAACAACAGTATCACCTTATTGGTCAAATCTAAATGCCGATAATAGAACAAAAATAGAAACTAGAAAATACGTAAAACTTTTAGGTGGTAATAATTATACGTTTTATTATAATAAAGATTTAAAAAGTGGTGATACGATAAACGGACCTTTTTGTGAGTTCAATCAATTCCAACAAAAAGAAAGAGTTATTTCTGATATATACCATAAATTTGTTTTTAACGACAAATTATTTGTTGAATCAGCAATTGCCGAACAAGGTCCTTCAAAATTATTAAATCAGGATGGGTACTATTATAAAGTACATCACCCAATAACATTAAAAGTTTATTCTGATTACATTGAGGAAGCGGATATAAAATACGCAGACCAAGTTCCGGATTACGCTTTCTATTCAAAATATTATAGAACATTAAGATGGAGAGACCTATACACTTACGGTTTTGTCGAATCTAATGGATTAGGTGTTGATTATCCATTCTTAAATGGATGTCATTATCCATCAACCAAAATTATATTTAGAGTATTTCCTGAAGGAAACGTGCCTCAAAATATATATAGTATATCAGACCCAATTATCGATGGATGTGAATAAGATAACATTAGTCAGACCTACTAATACTGACAAAGAAATTGTAATACCAATACAAATGACATGGGACTTTGATGGTAGAGAAGATTCTTTGGCCTACTATGAAAAGGACGCGGTTAAAAAAATACTTAATGAGGAAAAAGATTTTGAGACGGCAAGATTTAAATATTCAGGTATTTTAGACACTAAAAAAAATATAGTAAAAACTGATTTAAATTATGAGTTTTATTTTTTACCTGATGGGGCGACAATTAATACTGCAGTTTGGGATAACTCATATGTAACACAAGGGTTTACAACAAAAGAAGTTTATTTGTTTGCGAATTCATTTAAAAAATCTTTTTTTAAGTTAGACTTATATGATAGTACTAATTTAAAGACCCAAAAAAATTATGTTACACTAATTTTACCAACACAACAAGGACAAACTACCGCTTCAACTGTAGATTTCCAAGTTAAAAATATAAAGATACCAACATTTAAATTAGATTATTTAGGGGATTTAGAAGGATATTTTATTTATTGGTTAAAAAATAGAAAGTTTTTAAATATTAATACTTTCTATATGACTGCTAAATTTTTTGACGCTAAAAATGGATACTTTGTTAAAATGATGAATACACCACAATCAGCAATTCTCGGTGATAAATTTTCATTTCCGCAATCTAAATACTTTTATTATAAAGTGGTTTTAAACTATAATGATTATACCTATAAAATATATGATATATCAGGAGGAGGTTCAATTTTAGTCGGTGATGAAACTAAACCCATAAAATGGTATGAATATATAAATCCATAATATGTACGAAGATAAATATTATATAAAAATATCGCCAGAGGTTTTAGACGGAGACATTTTTAAAGTTTGTTATCCTAGTGGTGCTACGTACTCAAGTGGATGCACATTTGTTTATTCGGCCATGACAAGTATCTTATCAGGAGGTACAAATGGTGACTCTTTGTTAACCGGGTTGACAATACCAATTTTATTGACAGAATCGGCGGTTGATGTTGGATATTATTCTGTATTTGACGGAGCGTTATTACAAGCGGATACGGTTAAAAATTTTATATTTTCGGCAACAACTTCAACCCCAAAAAGATATTTTTTCTATAACACATCTGACCATGAGTATAAAAATTATTTAGAATTATCATCATATACTGTTGACTGGGGAGACAATTCGCCAATACAAACTATAACTACATTTTCACCAAATTATATAACACATGATTATATCAATGATGGTGAATATACAATAACCCTAAGTCAAACAAATCCATGGGGAGTTAATATTGTTAAAAAAATTGTTGAAGTTCCATTTACCGGACTAACAATACCAAATCCAAATGGTACTGCATATTTTTCACCAAACACTGGTTCTTGGTCAGGAACTTTAATTTCATATGACTATATTTTTGATGGAGACGCAATAAATCAAATATCAGCACAAGTTTCGAGTAATTTTGTAAGTGTTCCATTTCCTATAACAGGTAACACAAATTCTCGAATTACCGAATTAAGAAGATATGGTACAGTTAAGTACCAAGTAAACCAACCAATTTTTGATAAAAACAATCAATTTTTTGGTGTGATAACATCAATAAATCCATCTTTCACTGCTTATACAATACAAGATGTTGATTATTTTGATTTTTCAGGCGGAACAACAATATACGCTTTAGGTTCATCAGGACTTACTGCAGATTGGTTATTACAAGAACCGATAGTAAAAGACGAGTCATTATTAAACATAATATTTCAGTCAGAAGTACAATCTGATGTATATATTGAAAGAGGTAAGAACAGTGCATTGGAAAGAGTTCAGAGATTATCTGAGGTAAATAATATTGGAGATTTAGAATTATATGGATATGGATTTTTTAATTTCAAGAAAGGTGAAGAACTATAACTCAAAAAACGTTAATAAAATATTTATAAGTAACTAACAAATAAAAAATGGCAACAGGAACATACGGAACAATAAGACCAGCGGACGTTTCACCCGAAGATGTTGAAATAATATTAAATTATACACCATCTAGAGATGTTACGGATAATTTTGTTCTTAAAACTTTGGATTCAAAAACACTTTTAAGACCATACTTCAATAATGCGAATACAGGTGGTAATGATGGTGTGGAAATACTTGGTGGATTATATAATTTAAAATTACCCGCAGGTGAATTTAATAAATTGGGAATTTATACTTTATATATTAGACCCGCACAAATAAGAACAGTTATAAATGATTGCGGTGTATTATCCGCATTACCAAATGTTAAAGGTATTGTCATAAATTTAGATAACGTTCCGAATAATTTTAAAAATAAATTTATTGCCCAAGGATTAGTTGGGTTCAGAGTTGAGTATTTGAATGACGATGGAACTAAGATACCTAACTTTTTTAGAGTAATAACATCTAACTTTTTTTGTGAACCTGTAACTCAAAACTTAACTAACACATCCCAAAAAGCAATACGATATAGATATGTTGATGGGATTACAAATTTAATGTTTTGCACATTAACTCCTTCTTCTGCCCCAACAAATAAACCCAATGCGACTCCATTCATAGGACAACCCGCTCAAAGTATAATAATTTCAAATACTTTCTTTAATCCTATTACCATGGATATTGAAATAGTTGAATACGATGTTGCGACATTGGCAATTGCTCTTTATGGAAATCAAACTAAATCTATCGATGATGGAATTTACACCATCTACGATTCTGCAAACAATATATATAAACAATACAATCTTTATGAAATTAGAGATGAGTATAACAAACTTCTTTATGAGGTTAGAGAAGATAGAGGAAATAATATTGATTTTAGTAAAAACTTCACCACTATTACTGCATAATGGCTAGAAAATTTTATAGATATCCCCCAAGACCATCGGCAGGAGATGGAACATTTTCTGACAATTTAGTTGGTATTCAATTAGTTGATGGAGGAGGGCTCACGCAAGCAAATTTTGAGTTTACAACATCAATAGTTGAAAAGGTAAACAGAGAGTTTAATATTGGGGCGTTTTCAGACCCAATATCATTAGACACTTTGAATATCGATAGTGTTTTAGAAAGTCGTGCAATTATTGCGAAAGATTTCAGAGTTTATCCAAATTTCGACTTATCAGAAATATCTCGATTTTCTTTATATGGGTCATTATCTAAAAGAATTTCAACATCAATACAAAAAATTATAAATTTCTTTCCTGCTGCGATTGAGGTATCACAAATAAGACCAAATGCGTCAACAGGAACTACAGCAATAAATGCGGTTTATGATTCTTTAGAAAATATAACAACTTTCGACATTGACATACAAACAATCAGAAATCCTTTTAATATTGATTTCAGTGTAAACTCAACAAGAAATATATCTTTATTAGAGTATGAAGTTTCTCCATTAAGAAACCTAACAAAAGAATACTTAAAATATTCATTGTTCATTGGTTCTGATGAATATCCTTTAGTTTTTTTAGTGCCAACACAAAGCCTTTATTCGGGGTTATTAACAATCTCTGTAGATGGAAATCCTTTTTCAGGATTATCCGCATCAACAAGTTACTTGGTGGTAAGACCTAGTAGTTTTTATTCAGATAAGGCTCTTTTAGAACCTTTTGATGAAGTTGAAAAATTTCTATTGAACAGATTAATTTCTCCGGCATACACCGCAACATTCCAAGTACCAAAACAAACTGAAGACGGATTATTATATGTTGATAATGCGACTGTAACTTGGCCGTTAAATGGTGTATGGAATTTAGATATAATTACAGATGCATTTAATTATTATTTAACATCTTTAAATGATATTGCAGAATATTTTGACGCGTTTAGAACTGATTTAGTTGTTAGATTTTTAACGACACAATCATTTAAAGATTTTGACACTTCAGACCAAAGGGTTCAAAAAGTATTATCAATCTATGGTAGAAGTTTTGATGAAGTTAAAAAATTCATAGACACATTGGCGTTTATGAATTCAGTAAATTATACAGTTAAGGATGATATCCCATCGCAATTATTAAAGAATCTTGCTGAAACAGTTGGTTGGAAGATAAATGTATCTCCAATAACAAATGATAATTTCTTGGAATCGGTGTTTGGTAACACAAATCAAGTCCAATATCCGGGATATTCTCGAGCAAATACGCCAACTGAAATGAATTATCAGTATTACAGAAATTTAATTTTAAATGCGGCGTATCTTTTTAAATCTAAAGGAACTAGAAAATCTATTGAATTTTTATTGAGATTAGTCGGAGCTCCTGAAGCGTTAGTTGAATTTAATGAGAACATTTATGTTGCTGGACAAAAAATTACCATGGGTGATTTTGAAAGTCAGTACGCAAGTATATCGGGAGGAACTAGAATACAAATACTACCTGTTTATGATAGCGGAACTACGTTCTCTATAATGGGTGTTCACTATACAGGATTTACTACATTAAGAGTTTCAACAGATGCCGATGCGACATTAGTTGATTATCCCGTAGATTCTGATGGATATCCTAAACCTCTTAAAAATGTTAACGGAGAATTCTTCCAAAAAGGGGCGGGATGGTTTGAATTAGTAAGAGACCACCAAAGTCCACAACTAGTTAATAAAGCAGCAAGTACATTTACAGGACAAAATTTCAATATTCAAACATACTTTG